CTTGCGCTGGTAGGCTATCGAAAGGTCTGTCATCTTTAATGGTGAGTTCTAGACTTTTAAACTATTAACTTCCATTTTAGTAATGTCACAAGGACCTTATGGACCTAAAGGTCCAACTGGAGTAACGGGTATAGAAGGACGAAGAGGACTTCAAGGAACTCCGTATGGACCACAAGGATTAAACTTTTTTAGTCCTGGTGCTACAATTACAACTGCTACAACAACTACGAATCCAATTGTTCCGACAACTTCTACCTATGGAACCTATTATCTAGTTGGCGTAACAGGACCCACTGGACCTCAAGGAATTCCACAAGTCTATGGTCTTACAGGATACATTACTACAGTTCAACTTCCAGCTTCCATGAACTCAGCAGATGCAGGTGCATTTTGGGTTTTCAAAAATAATACAAACAGGATACTTCAACTTGAATTAAGTAATGGAACAGCCAACTATAAAGGAAGTAATGCTGCAACTACACTCTTTGTTGGTTCTAATAATAGCCTTGGGTTAGCGTATAGTGGTTCAGGGACATCTTATATCACTTTATAATAACAATGGCTACAGGTGTAACTGGAATTACAGGCACTCAAGGAATGCAAGGTCTTCGTGGACTACGAGGAGATCCATATGGACCTACAGGACCTGCATTTCAAACTACTTCAAATCGCCTAAATATTGTGACACCAAGTTCATCTACCATTCAACTTACACTTTCAAATTTAGGAACGTTTTACAATATCACAAGCAATGCAACTTCAAATGGATTTTTAACATTTATTTTTCCTTTATGTAATGCAACCTATCCCGAAACAAATGAACTCTTTCCAACTCCTGAACAAGCAGGTTCATTTTGGGTCATTCGAAATAACTATAGTGCTCCACTAACTATTATTCTTTCAAATGGAACTGCACTTAATCGAAATTTATGCAATGTAGATGAGTTAGCTGTTCCATATGGTCAAACTCTTGCTATCACATATAATGGTTCAAATGCTTTTGTAATAATGTAATAAATGGCAACTGGACCACAAGGAATACAAGGAGATCAAGGTGCTAAAGGATCACGTGGACCTAGTGGAATTTTAGGATGGGGGTATGGAACTACAACGGGTCCAACAGGTGGAGTTGGAAAACAGTTAGTAACTACTTTATCAGGTGCATTATCATCTACATTAACATTGAGTGCTGCAAACTCAGGGACTTTGTATCGAGTTGCTGATTTGACTTATTCTCAATATCAATATAGAGTTTTAAATATTAGTATATCTGGACTTGGAGCGGGTGATGTAGGTCTATTTTGGACATTTAACAATAACTCATTGTATAGTATTATTGGACTAAGTGCTGGATCAACATTTCAGTTTTCAATCTCTCCTGAAGATTCTGTAACGTGTGTTTGCAATGGAGCAGGAAGTATAACGACTATATAATAGAATGCTTCTAAGTTCAATTCATAAATCCAATCCACTCGCTTCTGGAGGAGCAGTCTTTGCAGGGTCTTTAGCTGGAACTTCAGGCAATTCAAATGCAACTGGATCTAATGCTCGTTTTAGTGCACCTTCTCGAATTGTTTCAGATTCAAATGGAAACTTTTATGTTTCAGAGACATCCAATCATACAGTTCGAAAAATAACTCGATTTGGAGTTGTTACAACTGTTTTTGGAACTGGGTCATCAGGTTCTTCACTAACTACATTGAACTCTCCTAGAGGTCTTGCTTTGGATTCGTCTAATAATTTATACATTGCAGATTTCTCCAATAATCGTATATTGAGTGTTTCAAATGGACTTACATTAGGGTCAAATGCTACACTTGTTGCGTCAAATGTCTATAATCCAGATGAAGTTGCTGTGAATTCCGATGGAAGTCATATTGTAATTAAGACAAATGCAACCTCAGGTCAAAATTTAATACAATATCGAAATGGAACTGTAGATGGACTTATCAATACTTCTCAAAATAGCAGTGTGCCTAATGTAGCTTCAATTGCATGTACTTCAAATGGAGAGTTTTACTATTCTACTAGAAATGGACAAACTAACAATTATCAAATTTCAGCCTATAAGATGTATTTGAATCCTCCTACAACCTATCAACTCACTGCAAGTAACATTGCACAGCCTAACGGAATTGGTGGAATTTACCCTGTGTTTCTTAGTGTAAGTGTGGATCCTGCTAGTGTAGGATTTAGTATAGGACAAACATTTAGACTTTCTGAATTTTCATCTTCATCCGTTAATGGATTTGTAGGAACTATTTTGAACTTTAATCAAAGTGCTAGTAGTAATATTACTTTTAAATATCCAGGTCCTTTGCAAAACTATCCAATAGGTTCACCAAATCCAGAAGCATATATTACAAATAGTGATTGTAATGCAGGTTCAAATTTCAGAGTATTAGCTGTTGGTTGGGATACAATTCCTGTTGTTAGTGGACCAGGTACAGATGCACCTGGATCTGTATTGCGTATGAACTTTTATCTTGGAAATGCAACTTATGATTTTCCAAGTTTTGCATATAGTAGTGGTGCTTCTAGAAGTTTACCTGGAACTACAACAATAAGTGGATTTACAGGTGACTTTACTATTTGGAATGATCAAACTCTTCCAACTCCTGTTATATATGACTTTCCATATACTTATACAGTTGGAGGAAGTGGAGCTCTTTCATTTACTAATACATTGAGTGGCTTTATCTACGATTCACCTGTAAATGGAACTATTCTTGGACCAGGAGTTGAACCTGGAACAGTCATTACTTCATATACAGCTGGTTCCCCAGGAACAATCACAACCAATAAACCATTTGCATTTCTAGGTACAGTTACAACAACCATTAGAATAACAGGACCTGTTGGAAGAACTACTATACATACATTTGATAGTCTTTCAACATCAGGTCTTCTTATTCCAGGTATACGCATAGAGGGAGATGGTGCATTTGGTGCTACTATTTTAGAAGTTCAACTAGATTTTTCTGATCGAACTAAAGGAACAATTACAACAGACTTTTCATTTACTGCCACTATTGATGGAACTTATACTGCAAGAACTAGATATGATTTTGCACCTTGGCCTGGAGGATCTAAAAGAGTGGTGACAACTACATTTCCAGCTGTAGGATTTCCAACTGGAGGCAGTGGTACTGGTAAAGTAACAACAACTCTGATCAACAATAATCCAACTCCACTTTTAACAGATGGCGTATATTATGGAACTTTTCTTAAAGCAATGCAGTTTTCAAAAGTAGATAGTAGTTTATTATATGCTACTAATCAATCTTACGATGGCGTTACTCAATATTCGGTCACAGGAGATACGTTGATTGCGTCGGATAAAAATGCAGAAATTCCAAGTGTAGATTCATTTGCAGTGTTTCCAAATACAAGTGAAATCATAGCGGTTGTTCCTCAATCAGCTAGTAATAATCTTCAAATTTACCAAAATGAATATTAGACACTTTCACTGAATCTACTTGAAGAAACTAATGCCTCCAAGAAAACATCTTCCTGAAGCCCCCGTGATTTTTTCACTGAGACTTCCGTCTGAAGAAAATGTGCCTGTTCCAGCGGGAACAATGACTACCTTTGCAGATGTAGTTCAAACTAACTGGTCTGAACCCGTACAAACTGCAACCAACTACGCAGACATTTTGTCTACGGTAGAAACTTCACGAGTTGCTGAGCGATTTAGCACAGAAACTATGAAAGATATTTTGTCACGAACACGAACACCTACGTATGGACCTACTTCAGCTTGTATGTGGTGCTGTCATCCTTTTCCATGGAAGGCAAGTGTTCTACCGGTAAGCTATGATGCATATGAGAATATGTACACTTGTGAAGGTAACTACTGTTCTCCTGAGTGTGCTCTTTCATACTTGTACAATGACATTGCTCTGTCAGATGTAAGCCGATGGAGTCGTCATGCTCTTTTGTCCGACTTGTATCGATCCATCTATACTAATAAAATACTGACTCCAGCTCCTCATCGTCATATGCTTCGAATGTTTGGTGGTCCTCTAGATATTGAACAATTTCGCGAATACGTTGCGAATAGTGAAGACATGATTGCCGTTCAACTTCCTCCTCTTCGCCTTCATGTTCCATCCATGAATGTTCAAGGACCTATTCGCGATGTCAAGAAGTTTGTCAGCTTGTCTCAAGAAACAGTGGATAAAGCCTCCAAGGAACTCAGATTACGAAGAACAAAACCCGTTCATCAAACGGGTGCCACGTTAGACAAATGCATTACATCGTATGGCATTATTGTATAAAAGATGCAGTTCAACGAATTGCTCAAGACACAAATGATGCTTCAACTTCCATCTACCAAGAATCCATTGATGAACATGCTTGCTCTGAATGGATTTGAACTAGCTGTGAAAACATTTCCTACCTGGTCAGCGTGGGCTTCAGCAATGTGTTGTAGTCGTCGCAAACAAGGAACCACTGTAGAAGTTCCACATTCTGCACTGAGAACACCTAGAGCTTCCATCACCTGTGAAAGAGGAACTCAATCGCAAACCAATGCAAATCGACCTGCAACTGCAACTATGTTTTCAGGTCGTATGGATGCTGTTGTTTTCTTTGTAACAACACTTCCTGCTATGAAGAGTTTATTAGCAGTCACAAACCACGATTATCTCCCTAATGAGTTTGAACCAGTTTGTTTAGATAACGACGTCTATTTTGAACTGAATGATCTTAAAGTTACGGATGGAGCCCCGGAGATTATCAAGTTCAAGTTATATTGCTATGAACACGATGTTCAGCACCTTCAGACATTCGTAGACAACTGTAACACAGACTATGAACGCAGAATGGCAAATAAACTAGGAGCTCACAGATATTACTTTGATCAAATGGTTCAAACTAAGGCAAAAGGATCTATTCAAAATCCTCTTCCAACAACTCACTTGGTCTATACTAAAACCAAGTTTGTAACTACACGAACTTTTGAAAACGTATTTTTTGAACAGCGAACACAAGTAAGAGACCGTGTCAAGTTCTTTTTGGAACATCGTGATTGGTATGAAAAGAAAGGTATTCCTTATACACTTGGATTTATGTTTCATGGACCACCTGGAACTGGAAAGACATCTAGTATCAAAGCGATTGCGAACGCTGGACGTAGGCATATTGTGAACATTCAACTCTCAGAAGTTAAGACCAAACAACAGCTTCAACATCTCTTTTTCAATGATGAAATCTATGTATTCAATGGTGTCAATACAGAGAAGTATACAATTCCAATTGCAGAGCGTCTGTATGTAATTGAAGACATTGACGCAATGGGTGATGTAGTTCTTCGTCGTGAATGGAAGAAGCCAGTGGTTGAAGAAAAGAAGAAAGAGGAAGATCCATTTGGTGATCGTAAGCAAGAAGAGAAAGATACGTTTGACTTATCGTTTTTGTTGAATTTGCTTGACGGAACCTTGGAAGCCAATGGTCGTATTATTGCCTTCTCTTCCAACTATCCTGAGCGTATTGACAAGGCCCTGATTCGTCCGGGTCGTGTCGATATGATTGTTCATTTCAAGAATTGTAGTCGTGCGGTGTTAAAAGAAATGGTGGATGCGTTTTATGAGCAAGATGTAGAAATTCCAGATGATCCATCGTTGGATGATAAATGGTCACCTGCAGAAGCAGTTCGTATTCTGTTTCAAAACTTTGGAAATCCTGAAGCAGCTGTATCAGAGTTAGTGAGTTTAAATCCTAAAGGACTCTACGGAATTGAAGACTCAACATCGCTTGACAATATCCATCAATAAAATGATGTATCTCCAAATAGACTCTTTATTTACTTCTGATAAGGTCAGCCAATATCCTTTAAGTTTATTGATGACCTGTTCCATCGTATTATCAGGTTCTAGAGAGTCAAATGTATGCTTCAAAAAGAAGTCTGAGTTTTTGGATCTAAGAATCTCTTCATAGGGAAGCACATGTTTATTAAACTCTACAATAACAAGTCCTGGATTCACATTTTTAAGAAGTGATACTCCAGCATCATAGACAGCAAAATCAGAATCATTTGGAAATACAGTCATTAGTTGCGTCATAAACTCATGAAACTGAGTGAAAAATGCATCCATAAAGATCTTCTTGGACATTACTTTATACCTTGGCAGAATGTGTAAGCTTACTGACGCACGGGGCCGGCGAACTCGGCGTCTCTCTGTTTCTGCATTTGTTCCATTCTTGCAGCAAGGTCGTTATTACGTCCTTCCTTATTTCCTTCATAACTCTGTTTGGTCTCAGGCTCTGGAGCAGGAGGTGTATATTGAGTATTTCCAATATAAGTATAGTGTAGTTCATCCGATACAAACTTAGTAGGTGCGGACCAATCTGAGTAAGCATCTGAGAATCCTGATCCAGCAAATGACCATTCGCGAATACCTTCGTTTCCACCTTGAGCACTCAACTTGGAACCTGTAGGTTGAGCCGCTGCGACTTGAGATTGTTGTTGTGTAGGGACTTCGCGACGAGAAGTTACGGGCTTGGCAATGTAGGCATAAATGTCCTTTCCACTATAAATATCCTTTGTCTCTGGATTGTAGAGAGTAGGAACTGTCTTCAAAAAAGGGGGTAACTCAGAACGCTGCTTACCATCAATTGAAAACATACGGCAAAGGTTCTCTTTCTTGAGACCCTTTAGCGTCTGAATAATCTGTTGAGAATGCGAACAGCGACTGCTATAAAAGAGGATCGGTTGGTTATTCATCTCGTTGCTGTTTCGTCTGAAAAAAACGGATAAGGTATAACGAAAGGTTGAATAGATACAATGGAGTCCTTTACACTTTCTAAAAATGGTTATCGCTTGGAGACTGAGTTTAAGAATGTTCCCGTGGCTTTTGTGAATGGTCTTCGCCGTATTTTGTTGTCTGAAATTCCTACAGTAGTTGTTCGAGATGTTCAAATCTTGGATAACTCTACCAAGATGATTCACGAGATGTTAAAACACCGTGTTGAGATGTTACCGATTAATGTTAGACCTGAAGAGACTGCTGTGGTTCGGGATACAAAAATTGAATTAAGGTATCTTCCTCCTGCTACACCTGATCTAACACGAAAGACCGCAGTAGATATTACCTCCGATGACTTTGCAATAGATGGTCCTCGTCCAGGAATTATTTTGAAAGATCGTGATCTAGATGAACCTTTATATTTTATGCGTCTTCAACCAACTGAGTCCATTCACGTAAAGGCGTCTCTTGCAGTTGAAACGAAAGGCACTTCACAAGTCTGTGTAGCCACATTCAAAAATCATATTGATCAGGAAATAGCCAAGTTGGATAAAGATACCTATGTTGCCACTGCAGGAGATGACGACAATGAACGAGCCATGCTTGCAAAAGTCTTTGATAACTATGAAATACAGCGTTCCTATGCAAGAGATGATGAAGGACGTCCTTACTGGTTTGACTTCGTAGTGGAAAGCATTGGCGTAACTCCTGCAAAGGATCTACTTAAACAAGCAGCCATGATCTTTAAAAAGAAGATTGAAACTTGGTGTGAGAATCCAATTCAACGTGAAGAAGGAGATTGGTATTCAATTGAAACTGAAGAGGAAGGACACACAATTGGAGCCCTTGCTCAGATTCTGATTTACAATCAAAAGGTCAATTACGTTTCATATCGTATTGTTCATCCACTTCTTCCAAAGATGATTGTCCGATTTAGCAGTAAGATTGCTCCCGAGAAAGTTATTGAAAAGTTTAAGACTGAAGCGGTGGCTCTCTGTGAAAGCATTCTTAAGTCATTATAATGGATAACCCTTACAAAAATGTCTTTCCAGTCGTAAATCAACGCATTGGAAGTTGGGCTGATTTAGAAGAGGAAACTTTAAATGAACGTGCGATGCAAGAGGGTGGTCTTTTTACATTTAATCTAACTGAGTTCAAGGTATTGGATGAGTTTTCATATGATGAAACAATTCAACGTCCTGAAATAATTCGGTTCTACACGTTAGATGAACAGATCGGCGACGCCTATGAAAAGATGATTCCTAAAGGACGAACTACGAAGAAACAAATGGAAGTCTTAAAAAATGAAGCAGACCGATTAAGAAAATTGTATGAACAGCATATTGTTCCAACAGCAGACACGTATGAACTACGTGAACCGGAATATGGAAAACGATTCAGTTGGATTCATCCAGTGTATGCATCTGCAGATCCTTCCCGTTATTCTTACGAACAATCATGGAATCCATTGTATAGTTCAGAAAGAGTGCGTCTCCCTCAGTTTTATCGTTCTATGATGACGGCTCTTCCAAGACCTTATCAGACTGAGACAGAAGGAGTTCCTTATTCATTTGACTCTCCAACTCAGTTTGTGGACTCAGAAGGTAAAGAACCTATTCGTGCTTTACCTACGTTTTACTATCCACGTACGCAGAGACATGAAGATGGACGATTTGATATTTTAAGCGTTCCAATGCAAAATACTGGAGATACGATTCGATTCGTTGGATACTATGCAGACAAACGTCCAGTGCCTATTCCTAATCCACTTCCAGAACATGACTTTTTAAAATCCAGTGATCCAGTGATGATTGAAACAACTGCTCCTCTTTCAGAAATTGTTCCTTCATTGGATGCTATTTTGACTCACGCAGTTCCTGTAACTCCAGATCCCTATGGTGAAGGTATGAAGTATTTAAAAGTCTATGATGTTGAGTTATCCGATATTCCTTGGGACTCATGGAAATCTCGGTTTCCACCTGCTGAACCAGTTCCACCACAAGCAGAGCCTCAAGTAGTTGATTTTCCTAAGCCTAGTGGAGATAAGCCTTCTGAGAACTTAATGAAATACTATGAACCTTATTTTCCTGCCCTGTCTTCTCGCAAATGGTTGATGGATCAGATAGATGGTGGAGAGTTGGTCATTCATATGTTGTTATCTCAAGCAGGTGAGAATGGAACCGTTGGAATGATGCCTGGATCAGATGCAGAGTTTGAATATCCTGCTACGACCATTCAAGAATGTGAATTGGAAGGTCTTGATTTTACTACATTTAAAACACGAGGAGTTCTTCGTAGAACGTGGGGACCCAAGGACAAAATGATCTACCAATGTGTTCCTCTAGAACTATTGAGACAGGAGCGTAAGCGAGAAGGATATACTAAACGTAAGCAATGGTTAGAAACAACTCCAAGTGCGATTCTTGAGAGCTATGTTAAAGCACTTGTGAATTCAAGACCGGTTGAATCTAAACCTTCTAAGGAACCTAAAATTCAATCGGCTCCTGTTCGTGAACTATCACAGCTTCGTCATGAAGTGGTGAGTGTATTAACGGACACAAACCGTTTTGCAGAAGATAAATTAAGAGACATTACAGAGCTGATCCGAGGAGCATTATTGAGTGAGAAGATCTACACGGATTCAAAGGGATTATTCTTAGTATGTTCTCATACTCTTGCATTGCTAAATGGAGATCTTGCTACAGATCGAAGAGCATTCTACGATACATGGACGGCTAAAGTAGATGGATTCCGAGTTTGTAAATCCTGTGGAGAGCACGTTAATTCAGATGTATTGGAAGATCAAGAAGAGTTCACGGATGATGGACGTGTGATTCGTCACGCAGACGCATTGCAAGTCAAAACATTTGATGGTCATGGTGTAGCCGACCATATCAAGACATTGTCAGGATTGAAAGAGTTGTTTGATTTTTCAAAGCCATCCGATGAAGTCTTTTTCATGTTGATTTCACTTCTTCATGTGATTCCTGAAGTCGATCAACTACAACCTATTCTGGAAATGGGACGTAAGGTTTCAGCTCAGCTAGAAAAGGCAAAGTTAGATGGAGGTGTTGCAGGAATCGCACAGATGATTTTAATGATTCAATCTCACAATCCTCCTTTGGTTCCTCGAAGATCCTTTGGAAGCAAGCCATTGACTCTACGAGGCTATCCTCGTGATGCTTCTAAACCTGAAGGTTACACGATTGTAGATAGCATGATGTTAGTGTTATCTAAAACATTGGAAGCATACCCTACTTCGTTCAAGGGTTCAAGTGCAACCACAATGCGTAATGTTTTGAATCAGCCAAAGAAGACCAAGAACCTTGTAGAGAAAACGATTGATACGTTGATCAAAGGTTCTAAACCATTGCAAAATGCTCTTGAACAAGCAAAGACCGTTCTTCCAGCCGAAGAACCCTTAAAGCCTTCAACCATGATTCCAGGAGGATTGGTGATGCCTTCCAAAGATACTTTTGGTAAGATTGTATCTCCACCTACTTGTCCTTCATTACGAGCGTATTGGACTTCAGGTCGCCCACCTAAACTCAAACAACCGGATGTTCCATTACGACCTGGAATTAATCACTTTGAAAGGCCTGGATCCATTGAGACCAAGTTAATTGATGAATCAGTTTCAGAAAGAGTTACACCTAAATCTGTAGATGTAAAAAGCGCTGAAGTCAAAGCACGATTAAAGATGGGTAAAGATGCTTCTGAAGATTGGCATACAAATGTGTTGATCGCAACTCGTCTTGCAAGTGTCTTTGGAATGCCTGCTCCAGTTCGAACGATTGATTCAACACAGAAAAACGACGACCTTCGTGATATCACAAAGGGATATGTGTATGAACTCACTAAAGAAATCTCAAAAGATCCTTTAACAAAGACCCGATTGGATGCAATGAAAAAGAATGATTTAGCCTTAATGATGCTTACAGCCGATGTAAAGAAGGCAGCTGAAGTGACAAATACTTTGAAGGCAAAAGAGCGTATTACCTTCACTGAACGATTTAGAATGATGACCGATGCTGATCGCGAAATCACTAAAGAATTAGTAGATCGTGGATTAGCACCCTATATCATTACTAAGCAGGATCGCGTCTTGTTTGCACGAGAAGTCGCAGAAGAACAAGAAGAGAAAGATGAAGAAATAGGTGTAGGTCGTCCAGTAGATTACGAGAATCAAGGTGAAGTTCCAATTAATGAAGAGATTGTAGAACGTGGAAACTATGGTGATTACTCAAATGCTGCAAATAATGATGGTCGTGACCCCGAAGACGCTCATATGTTTCAAGAGGAAGATCTAGGCATTTAAAGGTGGGCTTCCGTAATGTAATAATGAACCTACTGAAGATTTGGCTTATCCCTCATAACACTCCTACAGACAAGGATGATATGATTTTCTTTGAGCGCACAGCAACTGAATCTGATATTATCCGTGTGAAGTATACACCAGGTGATGTAAAGGTTAGCTATAACTTTACATTGAATCGAGATGGAACATGCAAGTATATCTCAAACTTGCTTACTTCTCTAACAAAAGATGCTGATCCATGGAACAAAATACAGATAGCTCCAGCCATTGGACCTGCAATCATGTATTATGTTGTAGATATTCAAGATTCAATGGAAACTATTATGGACACAGTGGATAGCCTAATCTATAACACAATTGGTGTTGCAGATGTTCCTTCCAGAAATTAAGCAAACTTCCAAACTGTTGCAGCTGCAGTTAGTTGAGCCAAGACATACATAATAGCAACTTGTGTTGTGATCTTACCCTTTAGAAGAGCCCATAATGTTACAGCTGGATTAAAGTGTCCTCCTGAATACTTACCCACCAACATAATAGCAACCCAAAGAGCTGCCCCTATGGCGAGCGGATTTCCAATGAGTGCAATTACTGAAATCAACAAGAGAGTTCCAAAGTATTCAGATGCAAGTGACTTCAACATTTGATTTTCTACACAGAAAATGAAACGTAGAAGTGTAAAAGGAGTTTGTATCAATGTTGACTATCAATGGATATCAAATTGCAAAGACTTCGAATGATCCAGCCATTAAGAAGGCGTTGATGGTCAAACCCTTTTCATTAATTAACCCCCACGCAGTGCCTCGGTATCCAGTGTATCACGAGGACAAGAACCATCTGTATCTCCCTAAGCATTATGGAATTGAAAAGTTTGGACCGGTTCCTTCAAAAAGAGATGTTCCAGAAACACCTTCTAAGTTTTGGGAGTTTGCAGGGTCGATTCGTCCTGCACAACTTCCTGTAGTGAACTCATTCTTATTACCTGAACCTCACGATGGTATTATTTCACTTCATACAGGAGGAGGTAAAACTGTATGTGCTTTGTACATTGCTTCAAAGTTACGAGTGCCTACGCTTGTGATTGTTCATAATACCTTCTTGAGAGACCAGTGGGAAGACCGAATCAAGTCCTTTCTACCTAAAGCAAGAATTGGACGAGTCCAAGGAGATATTTGTGACGTTGCCGACCGGGACGTTGTGATAGTTATGCTCCAAACACTTTCTATGAAGGACTTAAATGGTAATCTCTTCAAACCGATCGGATTGGTCATTGTGGATGAGTGCCACCACATTGCTTCAGAGGTGTTTGTTCAGGCACTTCCCAAAATCACCTCGAAATACATGCTAGGCTTATCTGCTACACCTGACCGAAAAGATAAGCTAATGCATGTGATTAACTGGTTTCTTGGACCCTTATTATATAAATCTGAAACAGGTGATTCAGTGGATACAAAAGTGAATGTAGAAGTCTTTGAGTATGAGAATGCTGATCCTGAATTCAATGAAGTAGTCTTGAGTTCACAAGGATTTGTATCAGTTCCGATTATGGTGAATAAACTGGCTGAGTGCGAAGACAGAACTAAATGGTTATGTGGAATCATTGAAGACATTTGCGAAGAAGGAAGACAAGTGTTAGTTTTGTCCGATCGTGTAGAGCATTGCAAGGCAATCTTAGAAGGCCTGCCTCTAGCCATTCAAGAAACCGCTTGTATTCTCTCTCAAAAAGTATCTTCTGCAAAGAGAACCGAGTTTTGTGCTGACAAAAAGATTTTGATTGCGACCTATTCAATGTGTAAAGAGGGTTTTGATGTCCCTACTTTAAACACTCTAGTAATGGCTACTCCAAGACCGGATATTGATCAGATTGTTGGACGTATTCTGAGAGTTGAAAAAACAAAGAGAACCATTCATCCACTCATTGTGGACATTGTAGATCCTCAGTTTCGTCGTCAGTTTGGTCAGCGTAATACATTGTATCGCAAACGTAACTATACAGTTAAGAGAATGTCAATTACAACTGAATCTTCGCCACCGGAATCTGAACCGAAGCGGGTTTCTCCGTGGGAGACTTAGGTGTTCGTAATGTAAGACCAGGAGCAGCATCCAAAGTAAAGGGTGAAGCTGCTACACGATCATCTGCATAAATCTCAATCTTATGAAGTCCATTAGTCTCTTCAGGCTTGGAGACATCTGTATACTTGGAAAACTTGGACTTGAATTCATCCACTACTGAATCAGGAACTAAAGGACTGACTTCAGCAAGTCGATCATATTGGTCCTTCACATATTTCAATAATGCAGTGGGTGTCATACGTTCTTCTCGGGGGAGTGTTAATTCAACCGCGAGGAAACGATACAACTTTGCATAGTGAATGGCTGAGATACGGTGTCCTTCAGCTCTTTTTGCCCAGCCGTAATAGGATCCAACCGTGTTCAAAATAGAAACTAACAATGAAGCTGCACCCAATGCAATCGATGCTGTCTGTTGTTGCCCTGCAAACATTGTTGTAGAGCCAACACTGATAAAACCAGTAATAGCGGAACCAATCGCAACAGGCAAGTCAATATACGTTTTTTGACGATTGTAAATTTGTTCGCATCGTTTGTGAACCCAAGCAAGACCACTTGCCTTCTCTCCAGTCTGAGCAAAATATTCTTCTAGGCGAGGAGTCCAATGAACATCTTTTCCAACATCTACGCTGCTTGAATCACCCATTCTTATTTTTAAACGTAGAAATACAATGCTGTGGCCGCCTAAATACTATCGCGGACTCTCTACTCGTCGCAAGGCACAACGTAAACGTGAGATCACCCGTAGGTCTAAGATGTCGTGGAAAGATCCAAACGCATACAAACCCTTTAAAACTGACAAGGGAACACGCCGCCGTCCCTCGTCCTATTCATCACGTTTCCATACAAAGTACCCAGGTGTAACAGGTATTCCTGCAATCGCAAAAGCTACAGGTGTGTCTAAAGGAACATTGAAAAAAGTCTATAATCGTGGAGTTGCAGCATGGCGAACAGGTCATCGTCCAGGAGCAACACCTCAAGCATGGGGCATGGCTCGTGTTCATTCATTTGTGCTTCATGGAAAAACGTGGAGAACTGCCGATAAAGATTTAGCAGGGAAGTAATAATGAACTTTGATTATCGTGGAAGCATTGTTTCAACGTCTACGCCGACGACTGAACTACGCACCGTAAAGAAGGTGCTTCATGTAGATTCAGCAGATCGTGATACAGGTATCTTTTATACAAACGGCGATTTTGTTGTGTATTTGCCTCGTGTCTATGAGAAAGTTGTGTCTCTTCGTCTCATGAGTGCTGAGTTTCCACCGCTTGATTTTGCCTGGCAGCATTCGTATTCAAATGGATCGAATAGTTCTAGTTCTACATTTTCAAGTGATACATCACTTCTTCCATCACAAAGTAATGCAACGCCTAATTATTTTTTAGTGGATATTGATGGTCTTAATAAGGGCGATGAAACAGCAGTTGCAAGTCAACGCTCTCAACATTCTGATAGTTTCTATGCAAAGATCAGTAGTTTCATAACAAGTAAGTCAGGATATGTTCCAACATCAACATTTAGCTTATCTAACCTTCCTACTGGATCTCTAATTGAATACAATGATCATTCGAGTATGGAGAATGTTTCACATTTCAATCCTCCAATTGGAAAACTAGATCGCTTGCGTATTCGCACACGTCTTCATTCACAACAGGGTAGTCAAGGATTCATTTATTGGTCTCTCTCAAATGCAACAAGTGGAACAGCAATTGCTGCAAATGTAAATACTATCAACTTTGCTCTTACATTCGAGATTGAGTATCTTGACAACGGATTTGATCAGTTCTCAAGTCTTTCAACCCGACTACGTCCTAACGACCGTGCTTAACGCCCCCGCATAGCCTTTCCAAGTGTCACAAAAGTATCGAAGGTAAATAGGAAAAACACACCCGTCGCAATATATAGGAGCATATCCTGTGTTGTAGCTGGTGCATAGCCTGTTCTATTTTGTTCAATCAATCTTAAAATTCTGTCTAACTTTGAATCATCACCCCCACCTCCATTCATTGCAAAGTGTTCGCGAACACGATCGCGAAAGCTTCCTTCTGATGGCTGACGGAAGGTAGGCAATCGTGGATCTAATGGGGCTTGAGGTTTTACACTAAAGGATTCGGTAGCTGGATTAGTATCCAGTGGCAAGCTACTCTCAACCGACTTCACAACTTCGGCGAGCTTCGCCTTATTATCGGGTTTTTTAGAGGTATCATCCTTCTCTGCGCTAGAACTGGTAATGGGGGCTCGCTGGCCAAAAGGGGTGCCGAAAGCATCTTCTAAACTTGAGTAGTTCATACTCCACTTGTTCAAAGAAACACAGAAAAATATGAGGGAACTATAAATGCTGTCATCACGCAATGAATGGATTCTTATCGGGCTATTAATTGCCTACCTTGCGTTTATTCCTAGTCTTGAGATGATCCGCGACATCCTTTCCACATCCATAGGCAAGGCGGCGGCGTTAGGAGGTATCGTCTATGTGTATAAATATGTAAGTTGCTCAGCAGCACTTTTGTTGGTCATTGGATATGTTCGATGTGCTCGCATGACTCGTGAGATGTTCGATGTTCCTCCTACGATGAATTGCCCAGAAGGAACTGCATTAGACTCAACTGCAACACCACCTGTTTGCAGATCTGCTTCCTCAGTAACTCCTCCTACTGCTTCTCCACTTGAACCATCAAATCCAGTCAATACAATGGGTCCAACATCAGGACCTGGGGCACCCGTTAACACAATGCCACCAAATCCTGCAATGAGCACTGCACCCATGACTACACCTACAGCGACAATGCCCCCTATGATGCCTCCTAATACATCAGGTGGTGTTCAACCTTCTATGGGTTCATCTTCCACATCTGCACCTATCTAAAATCTTGATTCAAGACAATGAAGATCCAGAAATATCTTGAGGCACTCAACACTAATAAGTTTTTCATTGGCGTGATGATGATTTTACTCAACATTGGATCTCGCCATTTAGTCGATGAGTTCAGCGGAAGCCAGGAAGAATATTCCCGTAATCTTCTGTTGAGGCGTATTGCCATTTTTGCTGTATGTTTCATTGCAACTCGTGATATTATCACTTCAACTCTGCTTACCGCAGGATATGTAATTATCGCTATGGGTATCTCTCGTAGAAGTGCAGAAGGAATGGCTAATCAAAAAGTAGATGCGGGTATTTCAAAAGCAGACTGGCCTGCCTATGATCGTAATGTGCCTCCTATGTTTGGTTAAAATGGATTTATTTTAGGCAATACTTTAGATCTTATCATGGATCTGCATAAACTATTTCTAACACCTCGTCCAGATGGGACGGGACTCTTTGACCTCTTTCTAACTGAATGCCAAAAATTCTACGATCAACCCGCACATACGTTTACCGAAATGAGAACACGTGATAACAAAAAAGTTCGTGGAGATGTCTTTGAAGAGTTCTGTGTTCAATATCTCAAGCATGTTCGCAAACTAACGAATGTTTGGTTGCTCAAAGATGTTCCTGAAGAACTCTTGACAAAACTCAGCCTTAAACGCCCGGATGTTGGAATCGATATCGTGGCCGAAAAAGATGGAAAGTATTATGCAGTTCAGTGCAAGTATAAGAAGCACGTGAGCTACAAGAGAAATGTGGTTACGTGGAAGCAGTTGTCTACCTTCTACGCATTAGTAATGAGAACAGGACCTTGGACACAGTATATCGTCATGACAAACTGTGACTATTGTCGACATATGGGAAAGAAGACTTCTAAAGATCTATCGATTTGCTTGAAGACATTTCAAAAGATTACATCAGAGCAGTGGGTTCAAATGTGTGAACTTGAAGGTGAAGCTACGGGTGAAAAAGTTAAGATGACTACTGAAGAACTACGAGCTGCTAGACTATCAAGGTTTGGTTAATACTTACGATTGCGACGAGTTTTGCGTCCACCCTTCTTTGCAATCTTCTCCTTGGTATCCTTAATCTTTTTCTCTATCTTTGCAATCTCACTTTTAGTCTTTGCTTTCTTTAGATCAACTTCAAGCCACTGCAAAGAGTTTTGTAACTCACTTTTAGTCTTCATTGATCGTGTCTTTGCCATTTATTCTTAACGAACTTATAATTTTATCACCACGCTGTTTTTTCCTGTTGAGCCAGCGTTTTTCTTTGGATTGGCTCCACGAAGAGCTGACGCAGGAACTGCCGCAGGAGGTCCATTGCCTGGTGGAACAACTACAGACTGTTTAATGCTCTTTAAAAGCTCATCAATGTTGGGAGGCGACCTCATTTCTGGTGCTGGTGCAGGTGCAGGTGCAGGTGCTGGAGCAACTACTTTTGCCTTGGCTCCTCCTCCAATCTTAACCTGTTTATCAGCTGCAGGTTGTTTAGGAATCATCGACGGAGGTGGTGCAGGTGGCATTCCAGATTGCATGAAACTCATGAGACCTGAGAGAGGATTGGTTGCTTGAGGAGGTGGAGGAACATTAGCTGTTGTACGCATTTGCTGAGTCTGATTCTGCATTGCAGCAGCTGCCAAGGATCTTGCAATATCAGGATTCTGACGCATAATATCATCAATGTTTGGAATAGGTGCTTTGCGAGTCATTTGGTTAGTCAAATGAACCATGTAGATCATCATACATGCACGCATAGGAATCTTCACTAGTGGATGCATCTTCAAGTTCTCACCATATTGATCATATAACTCTTCAAAATCATCTTCCAAATCTACCACATTCATTTGAGCAGATTCTGAAAGACCATCTAATTGAAGACCAAATGCTTTGAGTAGAGTAACATGCTTAGATCCATATTCCAATCCACTCATAGCAGTCACGAACCATTCAGAAAACTGTTTGATGGTAGCATCCATGGACTTTTCACGCTTAATGAACTCGAGTTCCAACTTCATCTCTTCCAAAGGAGAATCCATTGTGAAACGCTTTCTCATCGGAACTCCCATCTTGGATAGACGCTCAAACTTACGAAGGACCTCATATTTCTCCTTCATCATTGACTCTTCAGACACTCTACGAGGATTAACCGAAGGAGCATAAGGTTCAGCGTTGAAGTTCATAGTTCCACCTAGTTGAATGGGTCCTGTGTCCTCAGAAGAAGGAACCAACTTTGGAGCAGGTGATGGGGCTGGAACGTCATCAAATGAAAGACTAGGGAGGTCTACAGTTTCTAAATTAGCGATACCTGCAGATTGTGGATTTACGAGTAGATCAATGTCCATGCTTATAACTCACTTGGACGTCCTTCTTAAAGTTAGAACGCGACAGAGCAAAAAATTATTTACCCTTTACATCCTACACCTCTTCATACCCACTTGAATGTGTAGTTCATCCTTTCGTTCCTTGAGATACTCGATATACATCTCACACCAGATATACTCATGCTCTTTCGTGCTACGATCAATTGTTCTCATAAATTCTATTGTGCTTTTCACTTCTTTATCAATATCATCTTCATCCATTCTGTGGACTTGACGCTTCATTTGTAGCATCTTTTCCATCATATACTCTTCATCACCAATCTCTTCTTCTTTCCACTCAAGTTGAACATAATCCCACAATTCTCTTGACTTCCAAATGCGAAGTCTATAGTCAATCTCAGTCTCAGTACGTTGTCTTTTAATGATTCGATCCATGGTAACACTAACTTCAACCTTTTTAAAAAATTGAGATCCATTTTGGACGAAACTGATCCTGATTGATTTACTTGCTTTCATGTTCTAATACCCAAAGACCTTGTAAGAATGAATCTGCTAAATCGTCCTTCTTCGGATGGGAAGCAAAATGTGCCTGATTCACTGCCGGAACTAGAGCGTATGCATGCGCTATGCCTGTCTTTTTGCGGCCTTTATAACTTACGGTTGAATCTTCCACAGTCACAATGTTTGACAGCTTGTGAGTTGCCGAAACACCATTACACCGAAACCCACGGCAACAAAAATACATCTGCAACATCGCTTGAACCCCAAACATCCGTCGGTCCATTTGATTCTCAAAAGCAACGACATCCGCTCCAGCCCAAGAAGTCCGAGCATCCAAACTCTTGATGATCGCAGGTGCCAAATCTAACACAGATCCTTGAATCGCAGAAGAAACACATTTCTTCCATGTATTCTGTTTATGGTGATTGTAAAGTAACTTCACTAAATCTGATTTTTTGGTTGCACTCGTTTCCAATCCTTCAGCTTCAAGTCGTTCATGAAGTTGATTAGGAGTCATCTTATTGATTTCAGTTTTAGTCATTGCCTTCTTCTTGCGAGGACAATGCTTTGAACAACTGAATAATCCATTACTTGCATGTTCGTATCTTGCTGCTGTAGAGCATTTATGACATCTAGGAGCACCGACACCTGCCTGTTCTCCTAATACGTCAATGATATTCCAATCTATGATCTTTACATCTGTGCGACTTGTGCCTTCAAGAACACAATATGCTAAATTACGAAGTCCTACATCAAACGAAACTACTTTCATTGTTTACTCTTACGTATCGTTTTCCTAAGCTTCTTGCGACCACGTGTCTTACGACGAGCTCTTCCAATTGAAGACCAGTTACCATCTCCTAGACTATCAATTGCTTGAATAAGTTTGTCTTCCATATCATGGTGTGGATCTTCAAGAAGACCACTTGGAATAAGATTTAATAATTTGAAATAAAGAACTTGATAGTTTCTAATGTCTTCTTTTGTTCCTAATCCTGTAACACTGCCTAATCTTGATAAAAATAATTCAGCTATATAACGCCAACTACGTTTTAAACGTCGTAACATTGTAATTTCGTCTTGAATACCAGTATTAAGTACTGTATTATTAAGTGCTTGAACAATTCTAGGGTCATCTAGAAGATGTACTCTAGGACCTCCTTCATTATTTCGTTCTATTTTTGCATCTTGATATTCTTTATCGGTAGTCCAAAGTTCCTCTTTTAAATCCTTAGTAACTGGTTGATCATAAATTGTTGATGGAGGTTGATAAATTTTTCTATAAATATTTCCTGGTGTTCTATCAGGTCTTTCAGTAGGATAGTCTGAACCACTATTAGAACGAGCAAGTGGATTAAAACTAATACTTTTACGTCGTTTAGTAGATTGGCTACTAGTTACATCCATTATTCTATAGCTTTCAAGAAAATTTACGCAGTAGCCTTAAGAAGAGAAATCAAAACGCCCTTTGCATCAGACTTACTATAAGGAATACCGCGGGTTGTCAAGATCTCTTGAAGTTCCTTCTTAGACTTATCTTGAAGACCATCCGTATCCAAAGGTGCAGGAGGGCCTGAAATGACTTCTGCTTCCTTATCTACAGAGAGTCGATCATCATCTTCCTCGTCATCCGATACAGGAATATCAGCACGCTGTAGAGTTTCTGTTGGCTCTGGAATGGTTGCCAACTCAATCTTGGGTTGAACAATATTTGCCATCAAAGTCTGATTAAGATCTCCAATGACCAACGCAATTGCGTTCATATTCTGAAATAGACGTGTTTGTTGCCAGTAGATCCAGCCTACCATACCTGCAAGAACTAGAACCATGGATGCGAGCAATGCAATCGATGCGTGTAGAAACTCCATTTATACGAAGGCGGGGAAAGGTTGTGGCTCCTTAAACGAAGTCATCATCCTCCAAATAAGATAGCCCACGTTTAGGACGAGTAGGAGGACATAGAAAGTTTCCGATTAAGACTGCTGAACCACAACCAAATACACTTAAAAAAACTGAGATTGCTATTATAACGTCTTCATCCATTCCATTTATTTCACCAGATAATGGTAAATGGGTCGAAGAAGAAACCAAAAAGGAGGTCTTGGATTAATTGAAAGCGCAGCCTTAGTTGGAACAGGTGCTTATCTTGCTCGTCAAAATCCCGATTCTGATGTTCTAGGAGTCATGGGAACAGCTGCCAAGTATTTTGGATATTTTTTGCTAGGTCTATTGATCTTTTTCATTGTTGTCTTCAGTCTTCTTTTTATGTTTGGAAAACCATCTGAACCTCCACCTAAAGATGCTACTAACACCGCCTCTGGAAAGTAATCTTGTCTTCTGATAAATGGCACCCAAGAAAGGAGGAGCATTTATTGAAACAATGGTTGCATCTGGAATCGGTGCCTACGCTGCGAAGAACTCTTCGTCAATGAAGGGACTTTTATGGACACTTCTTAAGTATGTGTTAGTTATAGTAGTGATCTCTTTCATTCTATTCTTCGTGTTGAAGATGATGTCCACTGAAAACTTTGTTCCATTAACACCTTCGGAGACAGGGGACAAGAAGCTAGAGACACCTGCAGGGAACACGATTCTGCATTAATAACAGTTCTTATAAGGACGACATGAAGCCTTCTGCGTAAAACCCATACGACGACACGGTGTCTTTTTGCAATACTTCCTTGACATCAGCCTACGTGTCTTACGTCTACCTCCACTAGGGTTTTCATAAACAATTTCAGAGGCAAGCTTTTCAAATTTCTCTTTCAAATCTAACGCTTGTGGCTTTAATTCAGTATATCTGGGATCTTTTTCGGTTATATCTACAATCTCTTTAATTGCAGAATCAATATTAATAACCGTTTGCATTTTGACGTTTCCGAGTTTGGATAAATTCTTATCAAGACTTTTTATGTTATCTTCCATTACTACTACTCTAGAAATCTTCGTCTAGCCGAAGCTCTCCAGAGGACTGAACACGTGAATAGTCAGACACTTTCTTTTCAAAAAAGTTGGTCTTACCTTCAAGGCTAATCAAATCCATAAAATCAAATGGATTATGTGTTCCGTAAATCTTATTTAAGCCTAACTGAACTGCGAGACGATCGGCTACAAACTCAATGTATTCAGACATCATCTTTGAGTTCATTCCAATGAGAGCACATGGAAGAGACTCGCAAATGAACTCTTTTTCAAGTTTAACGGCTCCCATGATGATTTTTCGAATCCATATTGGTTCAGGTTTATCTTGAAGTGTGTGAAAAAGAGCGACTGCAAATTGTGTGTGAAGTCCTTCATCACGAGAAATCAACTCATTGCTGAAGGTCAATCCAGGTAGAAGGCCACGCTTCTTCAACCAAAAGATCGCACAAAACGCACCTGAAAAGAAGATACCTTCCACACAGGCAAACGCAACCAATCGAGTCCCAAATGGCTGCTCTGCATTCATCCACTCCAACGCCCACTCTGCCTTCTCCTTAATACAAGGTATGGTCTCAATCGCATTGAATAACTTTGCCTTCTCTTCCTCGTTCTTTACGTAGGTATCAATCAACAATGAATAGGTTTCTGAGTGAATACCTTCCATCGCATTTTGAAAGGAATAAAACAACTTGACCACTTGTGAGTCAACTTCTCCTTGAAATCGTCTTACAAGATTCTCCATGACGATACCATCGGATCCTGCAAAGAAGGCTAAAACATGTGTAATAAAATGCTTCTCATCTTCGGTAAGCTTTGTCCAATCTGAATGGTCCTTTGAAAAGTCAATCTCCTCCGGCGTCCAAAATACTGCGACGCTCTGCTTATACATCTTGTAGAGGTGCTGCTCTGACGACTTAATAGGGAACAAAGTATAGGACATGTCTATACTTATAGCGGAGAATACACTTAAACCTTTGTCTCTCGTCAATACAATGAGTAGTACGTCCAACGTTCAAAATCTTCTGACGAATGTATTTCGTCCAATCTTTGTGTATGATACAACGAATGGAGTCTTCCAATCTAAGTTAGAAATGACGAATGTAGACGCAGTCTCTGCAAATATAGTTAATACATTTGCAGCAGCTGTGGGTGATGCAAATGGAAATGTTTATGTGGGTATTGGTGCTGGAAACACACATGTAATCCTTTCAACTACTGCAAATAGTAATGATACCTTTGTAGGAACAGGTGCAGGTGGTTCAACCTCGAATGTAAAAAATGGTGTCTTCATTGGATATCGTGCTGGTTTTGGGGCTATTTTGGCTTCTAATAGTATTTCAATCGGTGCAAATACACTCAATGGTGGAAACTCTAATATTTACATTGGATGTGGAACGGGTATTGCATCAGGAAGTAACAATATCTTCCTTGGACCTGGAGTCTCAAATGGAGGAACTTCTGTAAGTAATAGACTATTGATTGGAAGTGGAGCCAATACATCGATCATAGGTGATCTTGCAAGTAATCGTATTGGTATTAATTTATCTTCATTACCTGCAACAACTCCTGATTTAAAGTTTGATGTGAATGGATTTGCTCGTATTGGAACTAATGCGACAGGTGGTCTTGGAATCAATACAATGCCTGGATACTTTGCACTCGATGTGAACGGAAATCTTCGTGTATCCGATGGTTATGGTATATTTACATTATCAAACTCAGGAACCAATTGTGTAGCTACTATTAGCAACACTGCAGGATATGAAGCAAGCAGTACTGCAACTCTACAAGTAACTGGAGGCTACATTTCATCTAATGGAACAACAGGTGCTAGTACAACCACAACAGTTCCATTTAAAAAGGGAATGTTCATGCTTTCAGCAACTTCAAACACAACTCGTCATGGATACATTGGAGTGGCTTCAAGCACATCTAACTATACATTAGTAAGTGAAGGTTCAAATGGCACGTTAATCACATCTGGTGGAACTACACTCACAGTTGCTGCTGGAACAGTTGGATGGAATATTACATACTTCCCAACGCCTTAAGCTTTTCAACAATTTTTCGAATACTGACTGAAGAAACACCTGAAGCTTCTGAAACTTTAGTGAGTTGTCCGCCCAAGACTGCGCAGACTACTCCTGCAACAATGGTCTTTGGAGTATGTTCCATTTCAGGTAAAGTGTGTAGTCTCAGAACAATCGCATCTCGGTCTGAATCAGATAAATCCATGTCTGCGCAGATACGTTCTGCAATACCTAGTTGTGTATTTAATACATTGGATCCTTCATCTATGAATCGGGTTAAAGCTTTACAGAGTGAACGAATGGAAACGTGGAATAAGTTTGCTACTTCTTCATGTGAACGTGTTGCGTCATGTTGGCGACAGGATGTAAAGATTGCAGCAGCCATTAAAGCACGACGTGTTTCTCCACGTGTCTTTTGAGCATCTTCAACTCGCTTGAACATCGCACATCCATCCATCACAATTGCTTTAGGAAGTCCAGCTCTTGAACAAGATTGTTGAATCGCATCAAAGATACCCATCCACGATCTCTCTCCATGACTTGAAAAGGACCATGCAGAAAGTTTAGCAATCGATTTACCTTCTTCGGATTGTTGACCTCCACGACGTCTCATCATCATAGATCCGTATGAGGAGTCAGGAAGGAGTTCGCTCGTGATCGTCCCTGTTCTGGAAGGGTCGTCTTCAGTATTGCCGTAGACTCTCCATTCGGCACCCTCATCAATACAAGCTCCCAAAATCGTTCCACAGCACGTACAAACGCGTTCACCATCATGGACCACCACTTCATGCTCGCAGCTCATATGATTTTAACAGTTTCAGAACGAAAGTATCCATTTTCTTAGAGTATAGTAATGAGTCTACAATCAAAACTTAATCCAAGTGCACGAGAGTTTGTAACACTTGCTGAAAGAGAAGCTATACGAACAAGAATACGTGAAAGAGCTATTCTACGTCAAAATAATCGTAATAACTCTAGTAATTTTGACCCATTAGATCCACATCATCGAGATAACTGTTCAAGTAACTTTCAAAGTCTTGCTTCACATTTAAATAGACTTATGAATACTCCAGGAACTCCTCCTGATAGAGCTGAAGTTCTTAATCGGATTCACAATTGTATGGAATCTCGTGAGAACGCTGCAGATGAAAGAATAAAAGCAGATTTACCAGTTGATAGAGGTCATCAAATAGTTTTGAAGTTGTTAGATAATTTATATAATTACGTAAACGATGAAATTAGAGATGGTAGTTCAGCATCTTTTGAATTTTTTGACAACCCATTAAGATTTATTGTAAGGAGTGAAGGAATAGGGGTAGCAGTATACATAGGAAGAGTACAACGATTAAGAGAAGTAAGAGATAGAAGATACGGAGGTAAAAAATCAACTCGTAAACATCGCAAGTCAAAACGCAAAACTCATCGCATACTTCCAAGAGTTGAAGGATCGTAGACTTGAGGACGATAGTTAGTGAGTAAAGGTGGACGATGTTGAGACAACTTACCACCTGCTGTCTTCAACCAAGAAATCAACAAATATTTATCATCAATTACCCACACCATGTATCCACCTTGTGAAAGGGTATTCATGATGTATTCACGAGCTTCAGACATTTGAAACAAAGGATATCCAAATACATAGGCTGGAATTTCAAACACAATATAGGGTGCATTTGGGCTATGTGTGGCTTGTTTGCGAATTTGTCCGTAGAGTTGTGAAAGAACTGGTCTCATAGCTCGCATGCGTTTTTCACGCCTATCTTCTTGCTCTTCCCATACTTCACGGGCTTTAAGCATCCTTACATCCTCCATACAAGAATGTTTCGCTCAATTGCCCTCGGTGGAGGTGGTGTAAGAGGTGGAATGATGATTGGTGGATTAGCAGCTCTTGAAAAACATCAACCATTAATGTTTCCAAATGGAATCTATGGATGTTCTGCAGGATCTATTATCGCAACAGGTCTGGCTTATAACATTCCACTTTCTGGTATCAAGCTTATGTTTGAAACTGAATTCAATTTATCAACGGTGATTCCTTCTATTAACTTGGCTTCAATCACATCCTTCACTCAAGAAAAGGGCCTGTTTTCAATGGATGCTTTCACTCAAACACTTCTCAGAGCATTTGATCGTCAAGGTATTGACTTACGAAATGCTGTAATTTCAGACGCTCCACAAAAGTTATTCATTGTTGCTTCAAATTTAACAACACGCAAACCAGTCTTATTCACAGGTAGTGTTCCTATTCTTGATGCAATAAGGGCTTCTTCTTGTTTGCCGTTTATATTTCATCCTCAAATCCTCTACAACAATGTCTATATTGATGGAGGGTTCTACACACATAATCTACATAAAATTGTTCCTTCTGAATGTCTAGTGTTTCATATTAGTCGTGATGAACTTTCAATTACTCAAGAACGCTTAAAAAAGATGAACTTATCGGATTATTCAGCTACATTGTATGAAGCATTCCGAACTGAAACTCTGACTCCTAATGTTCTATGGTTTAAAAATGATAAGATCGCTCTTATGCAAGAGTTGACACCCAAACAAAAGAAAGAGTTATTTGACGAAGGATTTGAACAAGCTTTACGTTTCTTTACCAAACTTCATCCTCAAATAATGAGTTAGTTTTTCAGCAGTAGGTGCGCCTTGATCGAATGTGCTTAAACCTTCTGAAGTTTCAAGTTTGATTGTTGGATATGCATTAATCTCATACAAGTCTGCAGTTTCACGTTCCTTCTCAGCATTAACTCGAATAAATGAAACTTCTGTGTTTCCAAACTTACTGGGTCCTGCTTCTAGCTTTTCCCATTCAGGCATTGCTTTTTGACAATGTCCACACCAATCCGTGTGAAAGAAATATAAGTTTGCTTTATCTTTTGGAACTTCACGCTTAGGTTTAGAAGACACAAATGGTTTCCAAAGTTTCCAAACTAATGTGACAATCACAGCAAGAGCCAATATAATGAGAACTGTATTCATTACTTGAGAACACGAGAAATTCTACGCTGTAACTCAAACCAACGGCGATAGGCTTCTTCTGGAGTAATACCTTCTTTAATTTGCATCCACGCTACATCGGTTGTCATACGCTCAGGTTCAAAAGGTCTTGAATGAATTTGAATCCAGTTTCCGTTATACCTCACAAGAAAAATGGAAGTTTGTTCCATTGTTTTCTTTAAGGCACGTAAGTGGTAAATGGAAGTAATATTGCGGGGGATAGTAGCGGTGGCTGCGAACTATATAGTTCATTATGGAGCTGCGAGGGTCTATGATACATTTTGTGTTCCTCATAGTTTATCAGAGGTAGTACGAACACTCTTTACAACATCAAGTCCTATTTGTGTAGTTTCTTTGGGAACCATGCAAATGACACAAAACAATTATGGAACATTATTGACGACTACACTTGCATCTCACCTAGTTCAGGCATTGAAAGTTTAAACACGAGGGAATCCAACTAGGTTGGCACCGATACCGAAACCTGCACCTGTGCGAGCAGACGCTCCAACGCTAGGGGCATAGATATCCAAGATTGCGAAGGTGGCAGTGGCAACGAGGGCAATCATACCCACCTCGGCGACCTTGAGGGTCTTTCCTGGTAGAACGAACGCGGCAATCGCAACTGCGACACCTTCAAGGAGATATTTTACAAGACGAGTGACAATATCGGCAACATCAACTCCAGCAGAGGGTGTGGGCTTGGGCTTAGAATCCATTTGTTTGGTTCTTAAGCAGGAAGAATTTTTATTAAACTCCGTAGTATAATTTATATCCAACGGTTGAAACACCTACAACCCATACTAACCACCAAGGAACGTAAAGGGATACATACTGAAGAATCAAGAAGAAGATGATTGCATGAACGGCTGCAGCAGTCATAATACTTGAACCAGGAGGTAACGTAACTATGAAACCAGGAACGAGAAGGAAGAACAAATACGCGGTGGTGAAGATATCATACATTTATATTCTACTGCGTTAAAATAATGGAGGGTTATGATAGACTTATGTTGAAAGATATGTTTGAAATAGTACCACCCAATGGAGCATTAGCTATGAAAGAAGAATATCGTGAAAAGTTTGCGAATGGTCTGAAAGCAGAAATTCCAGAGTTGTTTCCTACTGTTAGAGTTATAGAGAACCCAGACGGAGAAATATTGTTTAAAGGTCCTAAAACAAAACTAACTTTTCCTTTCCCTTTCTTTGGTCCATTATATACTCTTATTTTTAATTTTAAAGATAATGGAGGTGTTGGTGAATGGGATTACATGCCCTTTTTGAGACATAAAGAAATTGAAGCAAAAGTTACGAATATTTTAAGGAAAATATATAGAGAAAAAGGTCAAGGTGTACGAAATGCTCAATTAACAGGTGCTCTTACTGGATTACCTCATGGAGCCGAAAGCAGAATTGCTACTATGTTAAGTGGAATTGAAGGTAAAAATGCATATCAACAAGGAGACATTCTTAAGGAACAAGCAGGTATTCAAGGACCTCATCCAAATAGAAAGAAATATTCAGGTCGTCGTAAGACACTGCGGAGAAAGAACTTAAGATCAAGTCGTAAGAGGTAAAAATACTATTCTATTGCGTTAAAATAATGGAGAATGAATGGCGGAATATGCTTGTTGTTGGTGCAGATCCAAAACGTCTTGTATTCATGAAGCCTGAATATAGAGAAGCTGTAAAGAATGGACTAAAACAATCTTTTCCTTTTCTATTTCCTACTATTACAGTTGAAACTAGTAAAGAATACGGAACAGTATTCAGAAGTAATCAAACATTTCTTTATTTTAGCTATTACAAATATGGTGATTCAATTGACTTAGAGATTGAACATTGGTTTCCTGAAAAAGGTAAATGGATGACTGAATATGAAATTCTTGAGGAGACAGGAGATCAAGATAACTATTCAGGAGATGAAGACGAAGAAGAAATTATAGAACTTCTAAAAGATGTGTATGAATCAAACAAAGAATCAATATCAGATACTTTACCTCTAAAACGTTCAGAGATTGGATGGAGTGATCCAATTACTATGGATCCTATTCGTTCAGGTGATGAAATTATACGAATCAATAAGGACAATCGGTTTATTTTTCAAAGGAAAGCTCTTGAAAGATCATGGGTTGGAAAAGAAAAGAAAAATCCATTAACAAATCAAACTCCTCAGCAAATAGAGAAGTTTATTGCAAACGTGACTGAAGATGCAGGTGCTGAACCAATGACTGGAGGTCGTAGAAAGCGTCGTCGCAAAACACTGCGGAGAAAGAACTTAAGGTCAAGTCGCAAGAATAAGTAAATGCCCCTTACTGAGCTTCCAAAGGCAGATGAAAATGGTCCTATTGATTACTTGGACGAAGATCCAGAGATCCCTACACAGAAATATTGCGTTGTTTCCTTCATCAGTCCTGAGAAGGTGATTAAGCAGAAACAGGAGTTCTTCTTTGAAAAGTTCATAGAGTGGATGGATTACGAGTGGAAGGTTAAGGGACTTGAAAACTTCATGGCTTTTCTGTCCAAGAAGTATTCCGTCAAGATTGATGATCTTTTGAAGGATGCTAATGATTATGTCAATGTGCGTAAGGAAGAGGTTAAGAAGACAGATATTCACGAGCAGTACCAAATCTTCTTGCTCAAAAACGAGAAGGAGCTTCAGGAGATGTATGATAACAAGGTTGAGTTCAGAACCAATATGCGTGGTGTAAAAGTTCGTCGTTCATTTGCAACCGTTGAGGAAACTCAGATGTTTGCTAAGGTTCTTCAACGTCGTTATCCAAAAGACAATTTGTATATCGGTAAGGTCGGTGCTTGGTTACCTTGGGATCCATCTGAACATTTAATGCCTGAAGTTGAGTATGCTGAGAAGGAGTTGAATGAGTTAATGAGAAAGTACAAGGAGAACGAGTCCAACAAAGAGTTGTTCTTTGCTGAGCAACGTGAGGAATCTATTAAGGCTCAAAAGGAAGAAAACGAGAGACGCAAGAAGGCCAATGCATTGGAGGCTGCTCAAGAGAAGAAGACCTTGGAAGATGGACTAGCAGATGCTTCTAAACCTATTCACCCTAGTGAAGGTGCTTTGAGAGATTAATGACGACGACTCTTCGATCGTGATTTCTTACCGCCACGACGGGTCTTACGACGACGACCTCCAAGTTTAGTGTTTGCAAGACCTGATACAAGTGCGTCTACATCAAAATCATCATCTACAATTCCTTGAGATTGGGATTCTTCTTGTTTAAGTTCAGTTGCAATTGGTGCACTAGCTTCAGGAATATCTGCTTCACCCATAGCTGAATCTCCAAAGTCTAGAAGATTTACAGAACTTACAGTTCCATCTCTAGCAGTAGCTAATCCTGCTAGAAGTACAGCTTCTTCAGAATCCAAACCTGCTGATTTGAACGCTTGTCTCCAAACACGAGATGGAGAGGCAATTCGGTATGTAGCATTTTTTACAATTGAATCTTTAACTGCTTTTAGTTGATTTAACTCCAGTTCAATTTCATTGAGTGAAAACTCCTTTGAAAAAATGGTACGACGACCATCTTTTCGATCGAACTTAAGATCCGTCAAGCCTTGAAGTAATGGAGACGGATCTCCCTTTTTAAAGCTGAAAAGAATTACGGCCTTAGGCATTATTTATTAACAATATATTAATTAGAATAATGAGAGGTCTTAGAAAGACACTCCGTAAAAAACGCAAACAAATAGGAGGAGCCTATAGTTTTGCAAATCCAGATGATGCATGTTTACAACTCGCAAAAGCAACTGATTACGGACAAGCAAAAAAAATGTATACTTATGCTGGTATTAAGTTTCATCCTGATAAAGGAGGAGATACAGAACAATTTCAAAAACTCGGACATTGTTTTGAAACCTTTTGGCCTTACAAACCTACTAACACCCAGGCTGAAACAGCTAGATATAAAAGAGAAATTTATTTACAAGAAAAAGACCCACAGTCTGCTCCACCTCGACAATCTGCTCGTCAGCAAGCTGCTCGTCAGCAAGCTGCTCAGGAAGCTGAACAGAGAACTCGTGAGGAAGAAGCTCAACAGAGAGCTAAAGAAGAGGAAGAAGCTCAACGGAGAGCTAATGAGGAGGAACCTGCTCGGGAACCTCAACGGAGAGCTGCTCAACCTCCACAACCTGCTTCACCTCCACCTCCACCTAGACATTCTGCTCGTGAGCAAGCTACTCGTGAGCAAGCTGCTCGTGAGCAAGCTGAACGGGAAGCTTCTCGTGAGAGTTATGCTAAATGGAAAGCTGCTCGTGAGCAAGCTACTCGTGAGCAAGCTACTCGTGAGCAAGCTGCTCGTGAGAAAGCTGATAAAGAATCTACTCATTTTTCTAGAATGAAATATGCTAGTCAGCAAGCTGCTCAAAAAAGATATGACAAAGAGGCAGCTGAAGCTGCTATTAGGGAAGCTGAACGTAAGAAAGTTGCGGCTGAGAAAGCTGCTCAAAAAAGAAATGAAAAAAGAAAAGCTAAAAAGAAAGCTGATAGTCGGAAAGCCAAAGATAAAGAAGATAAAGAAAAACGAGATGCTTATACAAAAGCTGTTCGTTCAAAAAATAGTGATGCTTATTTTTATGATATGGATATAGATGCTGTTTCTAAAGAGGATATTAGAAAAAATAAACTAAAAGCTTTTCAATATTATACAGGGAAGTATCCAGCACTAGGATCGAAAATGTTTATTGATCCTGAGTATTATAGTCCAATAATCGAACAAATACTTAACGGAGATTCTAGTAATCATGAAAAACTATTAAAAGAACTATCCAATTATAATTCTCCTGCTGTTGAAAGACATTATAGAAGATTTGGTGGTTCTAGTCGCGGCCGCCTTCCTTCCTTACCCACACGGAGGGTGCGGCGTTTTTCTTCCTCAAAGAAGAGGCGTTATACTCATCGGCGGCTAGCATAGCTGACTGGAAAGGTCTGTTATCAGCCCACAAAGACTGATCGCAAAGTCTGAACGGTGGGTGTTCAGATGCTTTATACCAAAATACTTGATCTTCTAACTTGTTTGAAGCAACATTGTTACAAATCACTAGTCCTTCATAGTTTTCTGTGCACTGATCCATGAAATCACAGAACATTTCAAAAGTTGGAAACATACCTGCGTAATTCTCGTAAATTCTACGACGATTGCCTAGGATATTCTCACGAAGAATGAATACGAAATCTACGTTGGTTCTCAAGTTAGGCGTAATACCTAAAGGATACTGCATGGTGATAATCGTCATCATATCGAGGTGCCGACCGTTCATGAATACAAACCGTGTAGATTCTTCATTGATCCATTCTTTTGCAGCATACAAACAGTCATCTAAAATCATGAATGCACGAGGGTCAAATGGAGCTCCACTTGCTTTGGATTTTAAAAATCTCTGTTTGGCTGCAAACTGTCGCTTGATAAAGTTTTGAACTTTTGCAGGTTCATATTTGTCATGAATCAACTTAGAAGGAACAAAAGACTGAAAATACTCGTTGACTGCTTCAGTAGGAGAAATAACGAGACCTGCAGGAAAGCAGTCTTGGACATTAAATAGCAAATCACGAGCTAAGAACGATTTACCGGTATCCTTCTTTCCAATGATCACGATCATAGGACTTTTACGAGAATCCATTCCACATCGGTCTTTGATCATATCCATGTTGAACTTTTTGAGCTGGAAATTCATCTTGTTCTCCCCGTCGTTTATTTTTTCACATTCATCACCGAGACATTTCATAATGGGAAAAGATTTGAAAACAACTCCCTTGACACTTAAACTTCAACGAATGCCGAAGTTAGATGGAACGCATTGGTCCATGAACTCGTTACAACCCTTTTTTCCGTGTCTTGAGAAGCTTTTTAAGACTGATACGATTGCTGGAATTCATGAATATGGAGTTAAGCTTGGAAATCCGATTGAATCGATTATAGATGGTGATCATGTTAGAGTAGCAGGTCAGACGATTCCAGTTCATCGCAAGACGACGATGATTTTATCACCTTTCAAAACGATGCGAGGAGATTACGGATCCTTTGGAGTTCCTAAACGAACCGATGTTGCAGATGATATGCAAGAACGTATGCAAAGTCCTCATACGGCTGCCTATGTAGGAGCAATTACATCGATTGTACTCTCTGAATCTGGATGTGAACATTTTCCTAAAGTCTATGGTGTCTATGTTGGTCTGTCAGACTCTCATACAATTGATATTTCAGATGACTATGAAGATTTAACTGAGAAATCTTGGTTTGCAGATAAAATTGGAAAGACCTTTGAACTTAAGCTTAGAACAGAAGGGCATGATGCTGAGTTCAGTCATACACGAAGAGCTCGTATTCCTATGGAAACTGCAGATGAGATTCAATTAGATGACATTGAAGAGATGGATGTAGAAACAGTTTTGACACCAGATGAAGAGGGTGAAGTTGAAGCCTATGATATGGCTTCTTCCGAATCACCTGAGCAGGAAGATGATGAATCGGATGAAGACGATGTCTATGAAATTGAATCTTGTGGTTGTTCAGATCTGTTCAGTGATGAAGATGAAGATCAAGATAATGAAGATCCAGAACCATTTGCATGGGCTACTTTTAAGAATGTTCCTGTTGTAACCACTGTGATGGAGCCTTGTGAAGGCACATTTTATGATCTTCTTAAAGAACACCCTGAATCCGAAAAACATGTTGCTTGGGTTTCACAAATTGTGTTTGCTTTAGCGTATGCTCAGCGTAACTTTGGATTCACTCACAATGATCTCCACGGAAACAATGTGATGTATGTGAAGACAACTCAAACTCATTTGATCTACCAACATGGATCTCAACCGTATAAAGTTCCTACATTCGGATACATTATCAAACTTATTGACTTTGATAGAGCTATTGTGAATGTTCGTTTAGCTGGATTAAAAGAGTCCAAATTGTTTATGAGCAGCCAATTTCAGGAAGATGAAGAAGCAGGAGGACAATACAACATGGAGCCTTTCTATAATAATAAACATCCTCACATCAGTGCATCTTCATCCTTTGATTTAGTTAGATTTGCTACGTCAGTCTTTTGGGATATGTTTCCCAAAGGACCGAAGGAGGAGACAGACCATCCATTATTTGGATTATTTATGCAGTGGATGAAACAGACTGATGGAACTTCAGTCATGTTCCGCAAAAAGATGGATAATCATGATCGTTACCACGGATTTGATTTGTATAAGGCGATTGTGAGATATTGTGGAGATTCAGCAGTTCCAAAAAAGGAAATAGGACGCATGACTCAGTATCGCGCTACACCTTCTGCAGCACAGTTAGGAGATGCATTGATTATTGAAGCTTAAAACTCTGGCTTACCAACAAACATTTCCTGAGCGGCAGATGCGGCAGAGGTAACTGTTTCTACAACATCTGAACCAGCTTCAGTTCCTAAAGAATACAATACACCACTTGTTAGAACTCCTGAACCTGCTACAATCTTACTTAGATCTGTGTAATCAACCGGCTGGGTTTTTGCACGGCGATCTAAAACATACAATAAAGCAGCCACAATCATTACGGCACCTACAATCATCGCAAGAGTCTGGTATTCCATTTGATTTTCAATGTGGATTGGTTTAGAGATACTTAGACGCACTAAATATCCAACTTGACAACCCCTGTAGGTTCGGCGGCAGGTTCTTCTTCATCATCACTTAATTCAAGCTTCATGTCTTCACCAATTGTCAATCTTGGTCGCTCTTCTTCATCATCTTCATCATCTGTCTCAAACTCGACTGTTTCAGATTCACCAAATGTTAATGAAGGTTTAGGTTCTTCAACTACTTCAGGTTTAGGAGGAATTGGTGTATCAGGTCTCTTTTGTCCTTCAGGAACAGACTTTGCATGAAAATAGGCCTTGCTAATATCCTTCCATGGAATGAAACTATCTACAACTTCATCTAAAGTTCCACTTAACATTGTTTCAATATCACGACGGTTACGAGATTGTTGTTCAGATGAAACATCAATGGTCTTGAACATGTAAGCATTTGACCAGCACTTTCTAGCAGCTGCTTTATAGAGTGTGAAAATGAACTTGGAGAGAGAAGGACGATCAAACTCAATATTCACATGAGCTTCATCCGATTGCTGAAGAGAAGCAAATGCACGAATATAGCTCACAAACACACCGAGCAGCAAATCTTCCATGTATTCGCATTTTGAGACCTTTTCAATACGAGCAACTTCAGCATTCAAGATTTCATCGGTCCATTGAGGAATACGGGTCAAAAGGTTCTGAAATGTTTTGAGGGTTTCACCGGGTTGTTTATTACGAATGCATGCAGTCTTTGCATTGTCATAAATAGACCAAAGACCATCGGCGACATGTGGGATGAGGGTGCGACTCAGATTCTCACGAAGGGATTGCTTAACGAACTCTGAACTCATTTACTTAGACAGAACGATTCGGAGAAAGACAATACGGACGCAGATGCCAAAGTTCGTCTTGATTTTAATGGTCAAGAATGAAGAAAAGATCCTCAAAAGGTGCTTGAGTGCAGTTGAGGGACTAGTCGATGCATATGTGATTACAGATACAGGCTCAACAGACAAGACAGTGGATCTTGCTTCTGAATTTTTAGTAACGCATGAAGGAGCTATTGAACTATGTGATTGGAAAGACTTTGGACATAATCGCACACTCAGTTTCAAGAATGCTCAAAACTATTGTAAAGCAAAGAAATGGGATCTCAATCAAACCTATGGATTGCTTTTAGATGGTGATATGGTCTTTGTTCCGGGAAAACTTAAAGAACAATCACTTGGAGAACTTGGATATACTCTAATTCAATCTGCTGGAAATTTAGATTATCCAAACACACGTCTTGTTAGAATGGATTACGATTGGATTTGTCGTGGTGTAACTCATGAATATTGGGATGGAGATTGTAAGCCAATTTCAAAAGATATCTGCTACATCGACGACCAAAATGATGGTGGATGTAAAGACAATAAGTTTCCTCGTGATTTAGCCCTTCTTCTTAAAGGTGTTCAAGATGAACCAGAGAATGTTCGATATTGGTTCTATTTGGCACAAACCTATCATTCAATGGGAAAGTGGGAACAGGCTATTGAAAACTACAAAAAACGCATTGAAATGGGAGGCTGGTTTGAAGAAGTTTGGTATTCTCATTATATGATTGCCAAAAGCTATGAAAATCTAAATAATCCAATTCTATTTGAAGAATGGGTGCAAAAAGGATATGCATTCTATCCTAAGCGTGCTGAAGCTTTGTACCATCTAGTTAAACATCTTCGTATCAAAGGTGAGTTTTTTAAAGCAATGCACTACATTCGCATTGGTAAGAATATTCCTATGTCACAAGACTCTCTCTTTATTGAACGAGATGTCTATACTGGACTCTTTGACTATGAAGAGACTGTATGTCGATATTATACACTTGGAACTAAACGTGAAGCCTTGCGTGGGTTGATGAAGTATTTATTGTCAGATAAACCCTTTCTAGACAGTGTATATTCAAATATGAAATTTTACATTGAAATCTTAGAAGGTAAGTCAACTCCCTATCCAATTCAACGTGATCTATTTGGACCTAACTTCCATCCATCGCATGTTTCAATCTCAGAACCCTATCATAATATTCGATTTGTTAACTACAATCTGAATCATACAAACACAACCTATACAATGAAAGATGGGTTGTATTCAGAAAATAACCCAGTGATGACACAGAACGCATGTTACAATGAAATTACTAAAGAAGTGACATTGATGGATGATAGTTCAACGAATCTTTCAAAAATTGAAGCACGTGTAAAAGGTCTTGAAGATGTTCGTATCTATAGAGATTCATTGGGTGAACTAAGATTTGCTGCAACGGTTGCTGAGTATGTCCCTTATCACGCAATGATGCGTGGAAAATATGATCCAGATACTGGAAAGTATAGTGATTGCATTATTATGGAATCTCCTACAGGATCCTATTGCGAGAAGAACTGGCTTGCATTATCAGGAACGGATGATGTGATTTATCATTGGTTTCCTCTTCAAGTTGGAAAGTATCGTGGCTCCAAACTAGACATTCATACAAGACATCCAACACCTTGGTTCTTCCGTCATTTGCGTGGTTCAGGTGCTCCTGCAAAGGTTAAAAATGAGTGGTGGGCTCTAACACATTTTGTCATTGGAGAACATCCTAGAAACTATTTTAGCTGTATTGTTGTGATTGATGCAGAAAGTTTCAGACCCAAACGTATTTCAATTCCATTCTTGTTTCATTCTACTTATGTAGAGTTCTGTAGTAATATTCGAGTAAAAGGAAAAACGATTACCTGTATTTACTCGACATTAGATGATAATCTCTCTGAAATTTCATTTCAGATTAAGGATGAAGATTGGATTCAAGTGTATAGGTGACGCCATGATTCATTCACTACCTTAGATTCAACCAAGAGTGCCTTGATATCATCGGGTGTAATGGACATAGGCAACTTGACTGCCTTGTAGAATGGATAACTCTTTGCGGTCTTCTCATCAGCAATCCTTAGAAGGTTGATGCGAGTGACTAATGTTTCAACAGATCGGATCAGAACACGTACACCTTCCTCCTCGTTTGAGTACTCTGAAATCATGAACTTGACTGCTTCATCTGTGATGCTCAAATCCTTTTCCATGTTGAGACGCTTCAGAACTTGAGGCCAAATGTATTGTCCAAGAATGACCTTCTTGTCTTCAGCTGTATATCCTGAACAAGTAATGACTTGCATACGATCTTTTAAGATTGGATGAATCTTGGTCTCATCGTTGAAGGAGAACACGAACAGACACTGACTCAAATCGAAATCAACTCCCGCAAAGTATCGGTCGTGGAAATGAGAGTTCTGTGATCGATCTGTCAAGTGGATGAGCATTGAAATGATCTCTTCACCGTGTGCAGTTGTAGAAACTTTGTCCAACTCATCAAAGTAGATCACTGGATTCATGCATCGTGCGGACATCACTGCATCTGCAATACGACCCCAAGTTGCTCCTTCATAGGTATAGGAGTGACCTACAAAGTTTGCAGAATCGGATGCACCGCCTAGTGAGAAGAACTCAAATGGACGCTTCAACACTTCAGCTACACCATGTCTTGCAAAGGATGTTTTACCTACACCCATAGGACCCTTCAAAGCAATCACGTTTCCAACAGAGGTTGGATTTGCAATCCATTGAGCCACGATTTGCATGATCTGTGCCTTGGCTGCATTCATTCCGTAGACTGCATTGTCCATTGTGACCTGAGTATCTGCTAAGAATTTTGAACATCCTGCTCGGTCTTCAGAGAACTTGACTGGAAGAGGAACAATATTTCCAAATGGAATACGAAGGAATCCATCCACCCAAGTCTTTAGCTTATGAACTTCCCCGCCATCGGCATCCATCTCATTGAGTATATCAATTTTACGAATGACAGATGCCTTGAGTTGATCTGAAATTGGAAGTTCAAGCACTCTGAACTTGTAAGGAACTTCACCATCAGACACTAACTTTGCAAGGCCCTTCATCTTTTCGTTGAGCTTTCGCTTCTTGGATTTTGAAAGATCTTCAAAGTAATCCTCTTCCTCTTCATTCAGAGCCAAAGCTGGTTCTTCAGGATCTTCACGACCTTTTCGGCCTCTTCCTTGACGACGTGCAGGTGACATTCCTCGTTCAGGACGAACATACTTGTCCATCAAGTGGGCAATGAAGTCTTCTTCTTGTTCTTCTTCAGATTCATCATCACTTTTTTCGTCAATATCAACTCGACCTTTACCCTTACCACCTGCAAACTGATGAATATGAAGCTTGACTGAGACTTTTGCGCCTTTGGGGAGTTTGAGTGTTGATTCTTCTTCATCTTCAGTTTCATCTTCAGTTTCATCGTCATCTTCATCTTCATCTTCGTCTTCATCTTCGTTTTCATTTTCGGTTTCTTCTTCATCTTCTGGAATATAGTCTGAATCGTCTTGGTCTTCCTCCTCTTTTTTGGTCTTAAGGGTGTCATCATCTACCCAAACGACCGGAGTCTTACGAGCACGAAAATTGTATCGCTTAGGAGGCATTCTTGATGCTTCCTAATATTAAAAACAAAGTCGTATCCATTTTTAATGGAGGAGATCACGAAAATGGTGAAAGACCTAGAGTCGGAGAACAATCGTGTCGCCGCCAAGGACCCAGGAACTATCACGAGCCTCGCCGTCGTGAAAAAGTTTTTGAAGGAAAACCATGTTCTGTGCTATGGAGGAACTGCTATCAACAATCTCTTACCTAAGAAAGATCAGTTTTACAATCCAGAAGAAGATGTCCCTGACTATGACTTTTTCAGTAAAACACCTCAGGCACATTCGGTTATCATTGCAAACCAATTGAGAAAGGAAGGTGTAGCAGCTGTTGAAGTCAAGCCAGGTATGCACTTGGGAACGTTCAAGGTCTTTGCAGACTTCACAGGTGTAGCAGACATTACGCATTTAGATGAGGAAATCTTTGATCGTCTTTGGAAAGAAGCAGAAGTACGTCAAGGAATTCACTATGTTCCTGTGAACTTCTTGCGAATGTCCATGTATCTTGAGTTGAGCCGACCACATGGTGACGTATCGCGTTGGGAAAAGGTCTATTCTCGCTTAGAACTTTTGAACAAAGCCTATCCTGCTTCCTGTAATAAAAAAGACGCAAAGCAACATGAAGAACTTACCGATGAACAGCAAAAAGGAGTTCTCAAACTTTTGAAGAATGAAGATGTTGTTTTATTGAGTGTGAGTGCTGCTGAAATTCACTTGAATAAAAACTGGACTACACCGATTGGTCTTTTAGCAGAACGCGAAACGATTGAACGATTAACAAAAGGTGAAAAAGTAGAAGTGAATGAAGAGAATGATATTCTACCACGCAGAACATCTGTATTGAGTGAAGATGGCACAAAATCATTGTTTCGTTTCTATGAAACTACAGCATGTCATAGCTATCATGAAATGGATAATGGTGTTCGTGTAGCGAGTATTCCTACTACGCTTCAGTTCTTCTTCGCATACCTCTATTCAGGGGCACAAGAAGAGAATGTTGCAAGTGTTCTTTGTATTGCTCAGCGATTGGTAGATATTGCAAATTCTAAAGCTAAACGAAGATTTGAATTATTGACTCCAAAAGAATGTATTGGAGTTCAAGAGAGTTTTATTGAAATGAAGCGTAATAAAGCCGAGTTGTTTGAAGATCTTGGTAAGGATAGAAACTCAAAGAAGTTTTTAGAGTATTTCTTTACTTATAACCCAGGTGATGCATCTTCTAAAAAGAAAGCTAAATCGGCTCTTAAAAAACTCAAATCTAATTCCGAAACGAAAGACCAGTAAGAGGTTGATAAGGCAATCCTACACAAGTAGCACATCCTTCTTTACGGCCCTGAAGAAACTGAAGAAATGAGTCATAACCAGTTGGAGCACGATTACGAAATGCAGTAGGATTGACTGAACTAAACATTCGATGCATTCCTTGAACACGATCACGTGCTGTAATATCTGAAGCATCACGAAGACGCATTGATTGAATTCCGGTTAAACTACTACTATTTTGACCTCCTGCGCTCATTACAAGCTATCAAGAATTAAGTTTATGTTCGACCAATATACCAAGTTAAATCAAAGTATTGAGGTCCTGAAGGTGGAACTGTTAAATCATTCTTAGGAACGTTCGTCGTCAATGCAGCCACTTCGCCTGCTGACAATGACCGAGGTGTATATTGAAGATCTGCAAGAACTCCATCCCAACCTCCTGAAGATGTTGAACCAATTGTGATTCCACTAGTATTCTGTTTTGGAAGCTGAAGAAGTGTATGATGTTGTCTGACTACACCATTAATATAAACATCGACTGAATCTTGGTCAACTACAAGAGCAAAGTGAATCCATTTGCTTGCAGGAATGCTTGAAATTAATATGGTTTCAGGAGTATCTGCAAATGTTTTAATAACCACTAAGAGAGAGTTAGAGGTTGTATCCAAATACAGACCTGGACAATCATCCTTTGTAAAAATAACTCGTTTTCGTCCATAGTTGTAAGTGAAATCCTTCACGAGAATCCAACCTGTGTAGGTGAATGTAGCGCCTTCTTTTTGATTAAACGAACGATCTATCTTATCACCTGATACTGATTTCAACTCCTTTCCTGAAATAGAACCAACTAATAAATCAATAGCGTCAGTTGATTTTGAAAAAGAACCAAATACGCGCCAAAGAATCAATCCAACTAGAATCACGGCGACAATGATTGCAACAATTGTAAAGGTATCCATTACCTTTTACTTAGAAACAAACCCTTTCGCACTTAGACGAAGTGCACTTGGCTGATTATTTATTTTACTTGTTGCAGGGTTTCCATCTGACCATACCATTTTTAACATTGATTCATACGTGCTAGTGCTTTGAACTTCAGCTACTCTTGGATCAATTTTTCGAGATCCAAGATTGTAGATATAATGAATTCTAGATGGGTCCGATGTATATTGGGTTTTAAGTGTATTAGACTTTGCTAACTGAATGGTCCACTCTAAGTCCTCTCCACGAACAGCATCTTTGAATGGAAAAAGTTTTCCAATATCCGATAACATTACATTAAGATGATTTGGAGGGCGTAAAAACACATTGTCTTCAAACATAGGTCTATTCAATGTATTTTCAAGTCCATGTGTGAATGTGTATTGATTCATCTGACCTCTTAGACGACATACATGAAAGTTTCCTTCAATGGTTGCAAGTGCATCTTCAAAATACGCATCAGTCAATAAATCATCGTCATCGACAAAGGACATATACTTTCCCTTTGCACCCATGAGAAGTTCTTGACGCTTAGTTCCAATCTTCTTTTCACGATTATCAAATGAAAGACAAATTTCAATTTTGAGAGATGGACAAATACGTTTTCTGCGTTCTTCAATGGACTCTAGTAGAAAAAACAGTTTAGTTTCGCGTCCAGTAATTGTAGGAATGAGAATGCTCCAATCGTACTGATAGTTTTTACGAGAAATATAAGTCATCAAATCTTGATACCAATAGGAATTGTTTCTCATATAAAGTGCATCGTTTCTTTGTGGAAATCCTGTTCCAGGATGTTCATGACGAATCAACATGTAAGGAATATATGTACATTTAGAGGCTAGTGGCCCTTTACATAGATCTGTAAACTCTGTATCACAAAAGAGACTCTTATAGGCAGGATTATATAGAAATCCAAAAGAGTCATACATTTTTCGTCCCATAATTGAAATTGTATTCAATTTATCGCCTTGTGTTCCATCATTTACCCATAAAATACCATCAGTGTCTGAAAATTTTGCCATCATATGAGATCGTAAAACATCATCGTAACCTTTAACTTGTGGAACCATATCATCTGAAACAATCATAACTATATCCCAGTTCCAAGGAACATCTGCAATATCTGCATTAACTGCCTCAATCTTATTGGTGCTATTACCATAGTAAATCTCTGACCAAGCAACTTGGTGAGTTATATTTTTAATATGATGCTGAATAGATGTTTCTGTCATTGTTTTATCATCGTGATCGCATGAAACACATACTCCAAGGAGATCAGGACGATTAGCTAATGTTACATATTGATTTAAAACACGGATAAACTGACCAGGTCGAGAACGTGTTGGACATTTAAGAAGAATTCGCATTATGCTTTAGAGAGATGAACTTTGAACGACTTTTCCCGATTTGTCTTTAATGATAAATGTATAACCAAAAATACTGAATCCCTTATCTTCTAAACTTGGAGGCTGAGCAAATGTTGCACAGTTTGTTCCAAGAGCAAAGAATGCAGCTGCATCGGATGGTCCCAACATCTTAGGATATGCATGAACATTACAGACTGATCCAGAGAAACCTTGATTTGCTCCAACTAGAATATCACCTGCTGCTGGACGAGGAACTCCGGGTAGAACACAAGATTTGACTAACTTACCGTTGATGTAGACATCCAAATTACGTTGGAATACAGTTACAGATACTGCAAACCATGTTTGAAGAGGAACGTTTTCAACCGTGCATGTATATGAATCTCCTGAAGCAGAGCTACTATTTGAAGGAGAAGGTGAACTAGAAGATCCACCACCAGAACTTGTAGGATAGATTGATACAGTCACATTCAAACTATTATCAGTTTCGTGAAGAGAAATGTCAGGATTTCTGAAGTTAGCATTAGTAGAATCCTTTCGAAACAAAATACTCTTCTTTCTACCAAACTGATAATCCCAGTCCTTGATATACATCCAAAATTGAACTCCATTGTCTGCTCCTTGAGTAATTGGTATATTCGCTGCAGGTATTGTAGTCAATGTTTTACCATCAAGTGGTAGTGGAGCTTGATCGGGAGTAGTAGGGGCTCCTGTAACACTTACTCCAGGTTTTCCATTAGCTGCGGCGACTGCATTATAGATCAAAATAGCTGAAAAGATAATCAATCCAATGCCTATAAGAATTACAAGACCTTTAGCCCACCAACTCATTGAATTAAACCCAGAACCTGCAGAGTTCACAGATGAAGCCAATGAGGGTGTCGTTTGGGTTGATGCATCCAAAAGAGACGAAGAAGGAGTTGGTTTTGACGAGAACAATCCCATTTATGTATCACTTACAAAGGAAAGTGTCTTAAGACACAATGGAAAAACGAATAGGTCTACCACCAAAAGCACAAATGTTAATGTATTGTAACAACTGTGGAGCCAAAGGTCATCTATTTAGATCATGTAATGATCCAGTATTATCCTGTGGAATTATTCTAGTTGATACACCGTCGCTTCCAATAAAACCGCCTGATACAAGGCTGATTATGATACGACGAAAAGATAGTATGAGTTTTGCAGAGTTTATGCGTGGAAAGTATGATATTGATGACAAAGACTATATTGGAAAACTGATTGGAAATATGACAATTTCAGAACAAGCTATGATTGCAAATTTACCATTTGATATGGCTTGGAGAGTTGCCTGGGGAGACGATAATTCTGGAAATGACTATGCACAATCACAGATCAAATACGATAAGCTAAATTTGAAGGAAATTGTTGCTGAGTATCCATCTAAATATGGCGAACCGGAATGGGGATTTCCAAAAGGACGTAGAATACGAGGAGAATCGGATGTTGACTGTGCAATCAGAGAGTTTTGGGAAGAGACGAATATTTCACGAGATGCCTATGTAGTCTTGAAGAACATTCGATTAGAAGAGACCTTTGAAGGACTAAATGGAATTACGTATCGTCATATCTATTTTGTAGGATTGTTGAAACATCCTGAAATGATTAATCTTACACAACGATTTACTCCAATGCAACGACGAGAGATCTCAGCAATTGCATGGAAGAGTTTTGAAGAATGTGATCATCTTGTAAGACCTCATCACGTTCAAAGGAAAAATATGATTGAAGAATTACGTTCTGTCATTGAGACCTTTGAAACTATCTAAACATCCAGTGGAGAGATACATAATGCTTACCATTATTACACCTTGTTGTCGTCCAAATAATCTTCATAAACTTTTTAATTCAATTAACTTCACATATGTGAATCGATGGTTGATTGTTCATGATACTACTCATACCAATGGTGTTTTCACTCAAGCATTTAATCATCCAAAGATTACAGAGTTTGGAGTTTCAGGAGGTATCTCTGGAAACCCTCAACGCAATGCTGCATTAGATCAAGTTAAGTCAGGTCTTGTCTATTTTTTAGATGACGATAACATTATTCATCCCAACTTTTGGAACCTAGTTCCACGCTTGAATATTGGTTATTTCTATACATTTGACCAGCAACGATGGGATGAGTTTGTAGGAACTCCAGGTGACATTTTCAAAGGTGATACTCCAAGATTACAAAGAATTGATACAGCTCAGTACATTGTTCCATTCTATATGTGCGGTCGCTGGAAAGAAGATGACTATAAGGCAGATGGACTCTTTATTGAAGATATTTATACCAAGAACAAAGTCAGTCATATTTATATCCCTGAAGTAGCTTCGTATTACAACTACTTGCGACGCCCTATGACGTAAATCTAAATCCAGCTAAATAGACCGTAATACAATATGCAACTACACTAATCACAAACACCCACCACCATAAAGGAAATACAGTGGCTTCACGTTCAGTTGCTCCAAATGGACGAATCCTTCCTTCACGCCCAAAGGCGACGGACGGTTTCAAATAGAGGAATGTAGCCATTAAAAAGAGATAAATAGTTACCATCCACATACGATGGTTTCGTCGGGTTAAATCCATTGTATCAAGCAGCGTAAAAAGTTTAGCGGTTTCGTCTTGAACTCTTGCGTCTTCTTCGCGTCTTACGTCCTGAACCTTTAGGTGGTTGAAGACCTGCATATTCACGAATAAGATCTGCTGGACCCGTTCCTGGAGCAGAAGATTGACCTGTCTTTGCTTCATAAACATCATCAACCGCTAAACGAGTTGCCTTTTTCTCAAATGCTTTTGAAAGTGCCTCAGTTGTGAGTCTGTAAAAGACAGTATAATCTTGGTTGTCTAATAATCGAACTCCGCGACTTGCAATAACCCTTTTATTTCTATCTAAAATGTTCAGCTGAAGTGCATATCGGTGTGCAATAACTCTAGCTTTAGCTGTAACCGTTACATATTGGTATCGTCTAGAACCTTCTAATATTCCAGAAAGAACATAGGTTTTCCCAACTTCTAATCGTGAAATATTAACTAGAGGACCCATATCTCTAGGAGGTTCTGGTAAAGGGTCTATTAAAAGATAGCCTTCAGGTACTGGAGGTAATGGAGGTGGTGCTGCTGGAGGAGGATATGGAGCCCAACGTCTCATTATGTTGAACGCTTATATTTTTTCAACGCGCATCAATATAATGATGGCTTCAAAAGCATTTGTCCTTCCTAACCGAAAGGCCTTTTCAGATGCGATCACACGAATGTTTATTAAGTCTGATTACCGATCTAAGGACAAAGACCCATTAGACGAAGAAGATAAGAACATTGATCTTTGTTTGCAACGAACTGGAACTGGACGAGAATTGTTTCCGTATCAAAGGATTATTCGTGACTACTTGAAGATTGAAACTCCTTATCGAGGTGTGTTAGTCTATCATGGTTTAGGTTCAGGTAAAACATGTTCATCCATTGCAGTCGCTGAGTCATTATTGAGCACCAGTAAAGTGTATGTGATGTTGCCTGCATCACTAGAGCCAAACTTTCGTGAGGAACTTCAGAAATGCGGAGATCCAATCTATGCAGTAGAAAATCACTGGACTACACGCACTTTGAATGATGAAGTTCGAGCTGAAGGAAAGAGACTAGGTATTTCGGATAAGTTTATGGATAAACACAATCAGATTTTTATTACGACCCCAAGTCAGACACCCAACTTTGAGAGCTTTTCAGTTCAAGATAAGAAAGCGATTCGTGAGCAAATTAAGGATGTTCTTGAACAGCGTTTCAACTTTATCCGTTATAACGGTCTTTCAACCTCCAACATTGATGAATACATTAAAGATGGAATGTATGATGATTCTGTTGTGATCGTGGATGAAGCCCATAACTTGATTTCAAGAGTGATCAACGAATCACTCATTACTGGAAAACTCTACGAAAAACTCTACAATGCAAAACGATGTAAGATTGTATTGTTATCTGGAACGCCAATTATCAATTCGCCTAATGAAATCTCCTACATGATGAATCTTCTTAGAGGACCGATTGAACGTATTACTTTGCCTTTCAAGACCATTCCAACATGGGATGAAGAACGAATTACTAAAGCGTTCCGTGCAATACCTGAAGTGGATACGATTGAGTTCAATGCCTTGAAGAAGTATGTGATGGTTACTCGAAATCCTCCTCAGTTTCGCTCAACGTATAATGGTGATGGAGATCGAGTTGCAGTTCAGTATATGAAGGATTTACCGTTTATCGCTCAGCCTTCAGATTGGGTTGCTTCCATCAAGTCAAAGATAGAAACCGATGTAGGAGGAGGTGAAATTGCAATCGAGCGTGTGACCACTGAACAGCTTCAATGTCTTCCAACAGACTACGAAGAGTTTGCAGGGTTGTTTCTGGACGGTTTGAATATCAAAAATCCAATGATGTTTCGTCGTCGTATTCAAGGCTTAGTTTCATATTTCAAAGGTGCCGATGAACGATTACTTCCACGAAGAATTGACTTGGATAAAACACTTGAAAAAGTCCCTATGTCCGATGAGCAATTCATACGGTATCTTGAAGTGCGTTGGATTGAAATGAAAATTGATTCAAGAAGAGGACGTAATAAATTAGATGAAGATTTGAGCACATTTCGTGTTCCTACTCGTCTTGTCTGTGATTATGCACTTCCCCCTGAATTAGCTATCAAGGAACCTTCTGGTGAAACTCCTTCCGAGAAAAAGAAACCTGAAAAGGAAGATGCGGATTTAGTTATCAAAAAACTTAAAGCTTCTCCTCAACGTTATCTCTCTGAGAAAGCTTTAGAAACGTTCAGTCCTAAGATGCTAAAAATTTTGACAAATATCAAAGCATCAATTGGAAAGAATCAGTTCGTGTATTCTCAATATCGTTCATTGGAAGGATTAGGAATTCTGTCTGCAGTATTGGATACAGCAGGATGGCAGCCGTATAAACTTACCCGTCAAGGTAATCAATGGGTAGAAGATCCTGAAATGTTGGATGATCGACCTGCATATACATTTTACACTGGTGAAGAGAAGGCTGAAGAGCGTGATTTGACACGTCAGATTTTCAATGGTGTTTATTCCAAGAACTTTCCTGCTTCACTCAAAGAAAGTGTTGATAAGCGACCCAAGAAGATTCTTCAGTTATTGATGGCCTCAGCATCAGGTGCAGAAGGTATTACGTTGAATAACGTGAGACACGTTCACATTATGGAACCACATTGGACTCCAGCAAGACATGATCAAGTCATTGGTCGTGCAATTCGTATTTGTTCTCACGCAACTTTGCCACTAGAGGAAAGAACGGTCAAGGTCAGCTTCTATCTCTCTGTATTTACGGAAAATCAGATGAAATCCGCTGAATATCCTAACATTGTTGCGATTCGTCGTAATGATATGGTGATCAAGCGATATGAAGGAGACCCAGTTGAAACGTTCATGTCTACAGATGAATACCTTTACGAAACGGCTTTCGAAAAGGAACGCATTGGACAGCGCATGTCGTTATTGTTGAAAGAATCTGCAATTGATTGTGAAATTCATAGAAAGCTTCATGCTCGTGAGCGTCCAGTGGTTTCATGTATGCGTTTTGATTCAACATCCACTGGAGAAGATTTAGCGTTCAGACCTAATATCAAAAATGAAGACACAGATGCAACAGTTTTGCGCAACACCTCTAAGAAACATCGTCGTCTTCAAAAGGTATTAGTCAAAGGAATTTCGCTGATCATTGATCCTGATTCAAAGGAAGTGTTTGATGGACCTGCTTGGGATGATAATGAACGTTTACTGAGAATGGGTGAATTAGTGACTCCTACTTCGATACGATTTCTGACTTAACATCCTCCAACCATGAAGCACACACTTCTTTCCAAGTCTTGAACTTGTAGTTTGAAGCTGCTTTCTTGAGGTCTGGAAGAGTATCAATCATAGTTTGCATTGTATTTGCAATATCAACGTAACTGAAATTAGGTGCCCATGATCCAAGAGGCATTGTTCCGGAGAAATAGATGCGTTCTCCTGGTTTGACAAATCCAGCAACTGTTTCATCCATGAATGATCGATAAGTTCCAATATCAGTCACAAGCTGAGGAGCTCCAGTATATAAGTGTTCAATCTGACAGAGTCCGAATCCTTCACCATCTGAAGTGTTCACACCTATGTCTGATGCGTTATAGAGTTCATTGATTGCTGAATCAGGAAGAGGTTTTGAAGCTGTATCTACTAACATTAATCGTTTTGCATAGTCAGAAGGATTAAGACCACGTCGTTGAAGTTCCATTGTGAAAATACGATTGATATCGTGATAGGCACCTTGTTGTGCATTAAGACCTGTGACTACCATGTAATAGTAAGGCTTCTTTGGATCACGAGTAATTAGTTCAGCAAATCCCATCACTGATAGATCATGTCTCTTGCGATGACTATTGCGATTTACATTAATCATCAAGACTGCATCCGATGGAAGACCCATTGAAGTGCGAACTGCATTACGGACTCCATCTGGAATCTTAGAAAACAACGTTGTATCCACTGCGTTCTCAAGAACTCGAATATCTGGAAACTCAGCATATTTAGCATAAATGTCCTTCCAGTAGGGTGTGAAGCAATAAATACGATGTGCGTGTTTATTCATACTTTCAATGAGTGGAGGCACAATACCTTCATAGACTTGATCAATATACAACCAAAGCTTATAGGTTGATTTCTCCTTATCATATTTCATTGCCTCAATGAACTTATGAATAATTAATGGGTCATTATAGATCATCACGACCTCAGGATTGACCATCTCTAGATACTCGTGAATCTTATTGAATCCAAATCCATCTTCCTTTGGATCTTCATTGGCAGCTGCATCATACGAGATCACTCCTTTAGGAACTGTTCGAAGATTTGAGTGTGATGGATGACGTTGAAATCCAAAGTGATAGGTTTTCACTTGAGGAGCAAGTGTAGATAGTTGACCAAGAAGGTTATAGACTACCTTTGAATATCCTGTAGTCTGGTCTACGTGAGTGCTAATAAGGACAAATCTCATTATACTGATAGTCTTTTCTCTCCGTAAATCACAAATGCAAGTTAACTCAGCTCAAGATTACCTGACGAATCAGAAACGTAAGATTATTGCTAGATCATTAGCTGTGGCTCCTCCACCACAGAAGCGACGTACTAATACTATGTATGTTGGTGTTCTTGCAAATGAGGCTCAACAATACACTCGATTCGTTGGTGGTGTAGGTATCAACACAGTGGGTCCAGCTACATTAGGAAAAACTTACTCATCAGATTGTTGTGTCCCAGTAAATACTGCGACTACGACCTATTTAGTCTAATCTCATACTAACACAATATGCCGGGAGGTCTACTTCAACTTGTCGCAATTGGGGCCCAGAATGAATTGATTAATGGAAATCCGTCTATGACGCATTTTCGGGCAGTTTATCGCAGACACACTAACTTTGCCATGGAATCAATCCGAATGACATTTAGCAGCTCTAACTTGGAGTTTGCTCAAACCACTAAACGAACAATTTCGTGTCGGATTGATCGCTATGCACAGATGATACATGACACCTATTTGGTTTTGACTCTACCTGATATTTGGTCACCATTGTCTTATTTAGGAACAACAAATGCCCCGCCTTCTAACTATGACCCTCGTTCAAACTCAATTGGATATGAGTTCAAATGGATTGATAACATTGGATATAACTTGATTGACAACGTAGAGATCACTGCAAACGGACAGGTTCTTCAACGTCTATCGGGTGAATGGCTCAAGTTTTATTCATATCTGACACACGATCCTAACAAGCGAAAACTTGTAGATGAAATGGTAGGAAATGTTCCCGAACTCTATGATCCTGCAAATGCTTTTGATCGAATCAACCAGTATCCTCATGCAATCACACCGTTGAACTTTCCAGGTGGTATTCCAAATACCAAGACTCCAGAGCCTTCAATTCGTTCAAGGCAACTAGTGATTCCTCTTCATTTTTGGTTTTGTGAAAATCCAGGTATGGCTCTTCCATTAGTCTCTATGCAAAATTCGGATGTTGCAATTAACGTTACATTTCGTCCTTTGAATGAGTTGTATACGATCATAGATGTTAACCCATTATCTTCAAGCTATGGCGAGCGTGTTCGTTCTTCTACACCTGACAATTCAATTGGACGTTTTTTGTCTCCACCTACCTTGACTGGAACACAATCCAATCCTACATTAACCACCTTTTTCCCAGATCCCTATTTGGAAGGAAACTTCATTTATTTGACTGAGATGGAAATGGCTCAACTTGCAACTGCAGATCAGACATTCCTAGTGAAGACCGTAACATTTGTTAATAATCCAGGTCAGTATGGTGGAAACTCAGACATTGAGATTCCATTCTTTAATTTAGTAACTCGTATTGTATGGTCTGCTCAGAGATCCGATAAGATTTTGACCAATGATTGGGATAACTATACGAACTGGGATAATCCAAAAAGAGCTCCATTTACAACCATTGGAACTGCTAATGACATCTATTCTTCTGTTACAAACTCAACTCAAACACAAACGTATTTGTATTCAAGTGGTCAGTTACAAATCACATCCGTATATCCTCGTGATGCATTAACACAAGGTCAGCTTCTCTTGGATGGTAAAGAGAGATTCTCTGTCAAACCTAGTTCTTACTTCTCATTGATACAGATGTATAAACACACAACTGGAAATGCACCTGAGATTCCAGGTGTCTACATGTATTCATTTGCACTGAACAATGATTTATATCAACCTAGTGGTGCGATTAATGGAAGCATGTTTAATAAAGTAACCTTACGTTTGACATTACAACAACCTCTCCCCACTGCTGCAGGTGTTGCATCACAAGAAACTGTCTGTGTTTTGAAATCTTCTGTATTTTCACCTAATCCAGTGATTATTACAGCTGCTCAGAGAGCTTTAACAAATCCAGATGGAACTTTATTGTATCCCCCTGATACGATCGTAACAGTAGTTCGCAATACAAACGGAGACAGCGTTATTTTTGAGTATACCTACAATTTAGGAGTCTACGTTGAGTCTATCAACTTCTTGAGAATCGTTAGTGGTCTTGCGAATTTCGTGTTTGCTAACTAACAATGAGTATTGTAATTCAACAAGCTACGTGGGGTGATGAAAACGCCACAACCGACATTACAAAATCAATGCAAGAGAAGGCCAAAAAAGGATATCTAGATCTGGTAGCAGATAATACACTTGTGCCCGCTCTTGATTTACTATCAGGTGATAAAGAGGTTGTATTAACGGATGATGAGAAGGCTGAAATCAAGAAAAAGGCAACTGAAATTTGTGGTTCTGCTTCGGATGAGAAATGTATCAACTTCAATAAAAATCAGTTTGAATCCAGTTTACTTCAAAAGAAAGTAGCTGAGAAACAGTCTTCTGCTAACATTATTACAGGACGTCGTTTGACCTTAACTTATAAAGATGAAGCAACTGGACGTTCTCAAACAGTAGCAATTCCAGATGGGCAAAAGGTTGTAGCAGGTAAGAAACCTGAGTTTGCAGCACCAGATTTATCAGGGTTAACACCTTCAAGCACGATTCTTGGGGCACTTGGATATGTAGGTCAGTTTATGTTGACAATGCTTTGGGTTTTCAGTATCGCAGTCACCTATCATTTATTGATTCTTACAGGAAATACCATTACTGCCTATATTTTGACAGCTATTTCAATTGTAGTTCCATATTCAGGCTTATTACTCACTCCTATTGCATTAGCCTATTTCAAGTATAGGGATGTCAAGGCCTCTGCTCCAAAAGTTGTTCCTAGTTAAGAGTAATGTTTCATCTCACGTGGATCTCAGCGGGAGTCATCGTAGGTATGTTGATTGCATGTATTATCATTCCGCCTACTCGAAAAGAGGTCGCCGTCCCTACTCCTCATGATAACGATATATTTCATACAGATACAGGGTGTATTCGAACAAATGCTATTGAAGTTCCATGTGGAGTCGAAGCCGACTCATTCAATCTACTCGCAAGTCTCAACAAGAAGTAATGATTAACATCACACGAGCAATTGAAAATGCAGGTCCCTTCTTTTCATTTGTTATCGGGTTGGGTATTTCGGTATTAATATTCCATCGTAACTATGCAACCTACCGTATTTTAGGTGTTCCTTTAGAAGACATAGATTCAAAAACTGTAAAGGTAGATGGAAAGTGCTACAAATACCGCGTGGAAGATGCAACGTGTGAAATCCCGTCTCCTTCATAAACAATGGACGACCAAACTTCACTTGACGCCCTCCTCCCTTCTCCTCAGATGCCTCAGTCAATGCCTCCAATGGCAGGTGTATCTGGTTCAGATCACATTC